AAGAGATGTGGGCAACTGCGTATTCATAAAAGCAAAGGGATGTGCGTCCATTGTTATGGATATCTCAAGCGGGATAAAAAAATAAGATATGGAATAAGAGAGGTAACAAGAGGTAATAAGATAATTTGCACCCATTGTAAAAGATTGAGAAAACACCATAGTGCAGGTTTATGCACAGTTTGTTATCACCATCTTAGAAGAAAGAAAGAGTGGGATAGGTATATTGAGTTATTGGTAATTAAATTATTAATGATTATAGGAGGCCATGATGCGAATTACTTTCGGAATAAAAGTTAGAGTTGCTGGTCAAAAAAATTACTTACAAAATCCATCATTTATTTATGATACTGTTAGAACTCATAAAAGAATAATAATCATTAATTCAACTTATTCCAAAAAAGAATTTAGAAAATTAACGAATAAAGACAAAGAAAGATTATTTTATCCGTTTGTATTTGAAAAAATACAGAAGTATTTACAAAAGAGATATAAGAAAATTGATGATATCTCAACCCTCATATTTGCTTAGTATGATGAGTATAAGCGAGATTGGGATATTATTAAGGAAAAAAGATAACTATTTGTCTTGAGCCTAGGAGGAAAAAATGGGACAAGAAGTTAATGAAGGAAAGATTATTGTAGTAAAGACATCAATGGATTTTGAAGAAGAATTAAGAAAAATTTGGAGTAGAAATTTTAGTTGGGAAGCATTTGTAAGAGAAATAATGAATGTTTATGCACATTGCTGTTTTTTTGACTTCCTGCCCCCTGAAGCACATCTTAAAGAAATGAAAAAAGATTGGAAAATTCCTGAAAACGAACTTCGTGCATACAAAGATGGTTGGAATGATTGTAGAAAGGCAGTATTGAGAAGAATCCAGTTAGTAATAGAGAGTTGGATGAAATGGTAAATAAATTAAATGGAGGACAATCATGAAGGAAATTATCTCAAGCCAAATTAAATGGCCGAAGAAGATAGAGCAAGAATCTAAAGAAGAAATAAAAAAAGAGCTTGAAGAGCTTAAAAAAGATATGTTTGAAATAAAGAATTTTATTGAGAATTTTGAAAAGAAATTTACCCAATTAGTGATTGAACTTGCTAAGAGAGAATATTATAGGAGGTAATTATGAAAGAAATTATATCAAGACAGTTAAAATGGCAGAGGAAAATGATGGAAGAGGGTAGATGTATCCTCTGTGGAAAGCCAGCTATTCCAAAGGGAAGGTATTGTGTTGGATGTTGGTTAAACCAGTATATAAGGTATGCTAGTAGAAGGAAAAAGCCTGTAAAGTTTAAAAATTCAAGAACCGTTAAAATGTTGCAGTTGCTTGTAAATGAAGATTGGGAGAGGAGAAAAAATGTGGAAACAACTTAAACTAAATATCTCAAATCAAGAAGGCAAGGAATTATTTAAGTGGGCTGACAAGCTTAATCCTACTCTTGCTAAAAAAGTCAAAGATGCCCTTGCTTGTGCTTTATCTGGATATTCCAGAGGATCTTTTCTTTGGAACGCATTTTATCATTATGAGTGTGATGCAGAAAAGGTAAGGGAAGAATTAAGGAAGCAATACAAAGAAAAAGGCACGATAGAAATGGGGAAATTATGGGGATTTGATTATCATACAATACAGGAAGGACTTAAAAAAATGGGTATTAAAATCAAACCGCCAATATATAATAACGCTCCACATGGTTTAGCTAGCGAAGCATTTGAAAAATATGGCGGAATAGAAGCAGTTTTGAAACAATTTGGAAGCATGGCAAAATTCAGTAAAGTTTGTAAAGTTCATTCTATTAATTTGGCAATTTATCTAAAAAAACAGGGATATTATTATGATAGAAAAGAGGGAAAATGGAAAGTTAAAGGAGGAAAAGTAAATGGAGATTAAAGGCTTCATTTGCGGTCCAAGGCGTGGTAGGTGGAGCAAACCCAAACCAGTAACAGAAACGAAAGAATATAAGGAAGGTAAATTGCCTAAAAAGTTACGTTGTGATAATGACCATATTTTACATCCTAGACGGCTTTGGTATCCTATCGAACAATGTTTTTACGTAACATGGGAATTAACTGAAGAAGAATTTGATCAAGCATTTGAAGAGGGTGATTTATTTTCCTTGGATATGCCAGTTATGATTTTATGCCCTGATTGTGCAAAATTGTTTACATTAGAATATTTAAAAAAGGAGGAAATAAATGAATACACTTTGTCTTTTTAAAGTAACAGTTAAAGGGTTTGGTAGTCAATATAAGACTGTATATGTAATATCTGATAATTTGGATGATGCTTATCAAACTTATCGGGATTTCTTAGATATAAAAGATTATGGATTTGAGCATGAAAGAGAATTAGAGAAAATAGAATTGGTAGCTAAATTTTACACGAAAGCTGAAGAAGAGTGTAAAAAACTATTTATATCAAATTCGGTAAGAAATTTATTTAAAAAGGAGTAAACTATGCCAAACAAAGTAACTCAATTAAAACCAGACATAGACTATTGGTTACGCATTGCATTGCAGGTAGATTCAATTATTTCTCTTGTGCGTAGCTCTATTGAATTGGAGGATGTGGAGAGATTTAACCGATTTTTAATGAGCCAAGAAGCACTGGAGTTGTTTAAGGAAGATTATCCTAGATTGGTAACACGGGTAAGAATAATAGAGAATGCTTTTAAATGGTAAAGGAGCTAAATTATGATTAAAGTTTACGCATTAAGCGGAAGTCACGGTATTGGCAAGACAATGACATTTGTCTATCTTGAAAAGCTATTGCCACCTGAAAAGTTTGCCTTTGTAGGTGAGTTTGCTCATTGGATATTGGTGCAAATGGGAATAAGGGATACTTGGAAAGAAAAGATTTTTACTAACCGTCCAGCTTACAATTACTTTGAAAATGCATTAGATTTTTGCACTATTAGTAGCTATTTGGTTCATAGAGACAAGATAATTGTAGCAGACAGAAGCATAGTTGATATGTGTGCTTACCGTTTATTAGCCAAGTTGCCATTAAATACAATTCATTTATTGGATTTTCATGGAGTTAATTTATATACTTTCTTTATGAGGTCTAAGGAAAGAGAGGACGCTGAAGTAACCGAGGCAGTTAGGAAAGTGTTAGTGCGGTTTACATTGCCTTATGAGGAAGTGTATATTATTGAAAATAAGCCAAAAGAAACTGCTAAGATAATTGCAGATAAAATTTTGGAGATGGAGGAAATAAGTAATGAAAGGTAAAAAGATGGAATTAGTGGAAAGAGCAAAATCTGCTGAAACCCCCTGTATTAATACAAAATGTAAATATTGGAATAATCTTTTTAGTCAAAATTGTTCAGCTGGGACAAAAAATGGAGGGCCTTTTATTGAGTATTGTTCTAATTATATTCCTGAATTGGAGATGGAGAAAGGTAATGAGTCAAACCAGCTTTAAAATAGGTGATAAAGTAAGGATTTTACCTAATTTTTACACTAAGGAGCTTAATATATGTGGAGAGGAGGCCACTGTAGTGCATATATGCAATGACGAGCCTAAACAAGTAAGGGTTGAAGTGCCAAATAGAGGGAAGTTTTATTTGTTGTTAAGTGAGGTAGAAAAGATATGAAAAAATACACCATAGTAATTGACCCAGGGCATGGAGGTAAAGACCCAGGGGCTGTTTATGCAGGATACAAAGAAAAAGATATAGTTTTGCCTATTGCATTATATTTGGGTGGTTTTTTATCCAATATGGTAAACTGTATTTATACCAGAACGGCTGATATATATGTGCCATTGCGAGATAGGGTTTTTATTGCAAATAGTGTAAAAGCAGATGCCTTTGTTAGTATTCATGTTAATGCTTCTCCTAAACATAATGCTAAGGGAGAGGAAATCTGGATTTATCCTGGTTCAATTAAAAGTGCTAAACTAGCAGATAATATTGCTACATTTATTGATGAGATTGTCCCAGGCAAGTTCAGAGGAATTAAAGAAGGAAATTTTTATGTATTAAGGAAAACCAAAATGCCTGCTGTTTTAATTGAAGTAGGTTTTATAGATAATCCCCTTCTCCCATTACATTCTTCCGATGCCCAAATAAAAGCAGCATTTTTAATTAATAATGGGATTAAAAGATATTTGTTAAATATTGAATAAGGAGAAAAAAATGAAAGAAAAACTTTGTAAACTTATTTGGCAGTGTCCAAATTGTGGTAAAATATATACATTTGGGCATTGGCCAGAAGGAGAAGAACTTAAAATAATATTTTCTTGCCCAAATAAAAAAAATATTTCTGACAATGCAATTAACTTCAATTGTAGCGAATGTGGTTGGAAATTTAGAATTTGGATGGAAAAAGAAGAAGTAGAATATTAAATTAGGAGGTTAAAAATGAAAAGAATACTTGCACTTTTATTTGCTCTTTATTTTTGTATTATAGTGCCAGCAGGTGAAATATGTCCTATTGGGACATTCCCATCAGGAATGTGCACTATTGATGGGCAAGTATATATAATCTGTTGCACTGCTAATGAAGAATAAGTGGTTTGACGAACCAATAGAAAAACCAAAAAGACGATACCGCAAACTAAGAAAGCAATATTATGAAATTTTAAAGAAGTTGTCTCAGGCAACTGGGGCCTCATTTGGCTCTTTATGTAGATGGGCTCATCAGGATACAAGACCTTCTTTAGAATTAGCAAAAAAGCTAGAACAAGTAACAGGAGTTAGTAGATTATGTTGGCTGTATCCAAAAGAATTTGGTAATCCTCTTTTAAAAGTATTAGAATTAATGGAATTGGCTAAGATGGATGTGAAAAAGAGAGTGAAAGAAATAGAACAAGAAAAAGAAAAAGCCCGTTTAAGCAAACAGGAAATGTATAAAATGATACAGTTAGAAAGAAAAAAAGAAATACAACTTATGAGAAAATTAAAACAACTTAAAAACTTAGCAAAAAAAGATTAATCCAATTCTCCTTTTCTCCATTTCTCTATTATTTCAGGTGGAACATTCATTATCTCATCAACAGACATATTTTCTAAATCTTCTGCTGTATATTCTGTTTTTGTAGATACTCTACCCATAGGTGGAGTTGGAGCTGTTGCTCTTTGCTGTAACTTTTCAACAATTTGTTTTTGCCCAGCTTTAAAAGCTTCCTTAGCTACCTCTGGCTCACTTTTATCTAAAGCCTTTAAAACTTCATACAAAACCTTACCTGCATTTTCTCCAAATACATAAAAACTATTCCAGAAAGATGCTAATCTATCTTTAGTAGGTTCTACATGTTTCTTAACAAGTTCAATAAATTCTGGGTTTTGGCTTACTTCTTCTAATCCTCTTTGCACTCTATCCATTTCTAATTTTTCATTTACCTTTTCATCTATTAAACGAGCAATATCTGTTGGAGAGATTTGTGGTTGCTGTAGGGCTTGTGCTTGATAAATATAATCAGTATAAGCACGAATTTTATTTTGTAAAATTTCTTTTGCTTTAGCAGCAGGATCATCTGCTTCAGCTATTTGTGTTTCTTCTTCAGGGCTAAACTCAGTTATATCTTTAGATAAAGTAGGCGAAGTTGGAGTAACATTAGGTGGCACAGGACTAAAAGAAGTAGGCATTGTTGGTGTAGGAATAAGAGGAGTTTGTGGAATATTCTGTGGAAATGGTTGCTTAGGAATATCATAAGGTGGTTGAACTGGCTGAGTTTGTGTTTGTTTTGCTAGATTAGCATAATAATCAACTAACTTCTTCTGTTTTTCTAATTCATTTCTTAAAACTTTAAAATTATATTCTTTATCTTTTTTCTCTGGCGGTGTTTCAGGTTCTTTTTCAGTTTCTTCAGAAGATACTTGTGGCTTTGTAGTTTCTTCAGTTCCTTCTGGAGATAAAGTTTCCTCAGGGTTTTCTATTGTTTCTTTGGTTTCTTCTTCACCCATGCCTTATCCTCCTTGCTTGAATGGGGTTTGTAACTGTCTTATATTTTGTGGCAAATTTTGTTGTTGTAATGCTTGCTGCGTTTGAGCATTCATTTGTTGCTCTAATTCTTTTTTAATATGGGAAGGTAAATCTAGATATTCAAACAACATTTTAATAAAAATCGGATTTGGCGTTGTCTGAATTATTTTTAATAAATCATTGGCTACTGCTAATCTATAACTTGGTGAAGCATTAACTTCAGTAGCAATAATATCAAAATCAAGAGCTTCATTTGTAATATCATTTACTATTTTTTCTATTACAGGCCTGCCAAATTTATCTCTAACAACAGTTTCAACAGGAGAACCAGTAAGTGGATGAGGCTCTGTTTTGGTAGCAAAAACTACTTGATTTATAGTATATTCTTCATCGCTGTCAACAGCCTTAAAAGTTTTCTCATAATCATAAGTTTGCTGAATAGCATTAAATAAATATCTAGCTAAAAGTATTTTTGTATCTTTGAAATTATTAAATATTCTTGCTTTATCTGTAAGCATAATTCTTTCTTCTTGAAGCATTGCAGAACCAGATTTAACTTTACCAGAAGGCGGAATAATAGGAGAAACTATATCAGCGTCTTTAAGAGCTAAATTTTCTAATTCCAATAAACCTACAGGGAATTGCACAGTGTTTTCAATTTTATAACTATTTATTTTCCCTGGATAAGTTTTTAAAGACATACCTGGGCGGAAACCTTTTTTGCTTAAAGCTTCTTCACTTTCAGGAGTAAAAGTTTGGTCTTCATATATTAAAACACTATAAGGAGCATTAAGCATAGCCTCTACAAGATAACTATGCCTTTTATTTATCTCTCTTTGAACATCTTTAAGAACTTCTACAGCACCCCAGATTAAATATTTCTTTTCTGTAGGTAAATATATTTTATATATTGTAAAAGGAACAAAAGGGAAATTCTTTGCTAATTCTCCTTTTGTCCAAGGAGAAGGTTCATCACTAAGCTCTATATCTCCAAACAAATATTTAACTCTTACTTTAGGAATATATCTGGTTAAAACTTCTATATCTCCAGCTTTTTTCCTAATTTCCAAGGTTTCTTTGTCTATTTCACTTTCATCAATGACTTTTTTTGTAATAGCATCAACAATAATTTCAACTTTTTCCCAAGTTTTATACCAATACTCATCTATTCTTCCTTCATTTGCTTTAATATTATAAGGCCGTGATAAAGCATCTCTCCATCTATCGTAAGGATGTGTAATATGAACGCTTTGTTTAAGAGCTTCAAATCCTTCAGTAGAGATAATAGTTAAAACTTTAACTAATTTATCTATTTGTCTGGCTTTTTGAGGCCATCTTCGTTTAATTGTTTCTATGGGAAGCCATACAGACCTAAAGACATATTCAGCATCTGTTTTATCATATCGTTTTGCTCGTGGGTCAAACATTATCTCCCATGGAGAACAAGCACAAAGACCTACATCACCACGAATAATATCTTTAGAATAATCAGGATAAATATAAAAATAATGCTCTCCTGAAATTATGCCATTATAAAAAACTTCTCCTTCAATCGCATCGCCTTTTATTTGATACCAAACTAATTTATATAATTGATTAGCTATATCAACTATTTCTTGGTCTTTCTTTTGTTGTGGACGGAATTTAATATCATATCTGGTAGTAAGAAAATAACCATCAAGGAGATTTAATTTGGCCTGTATTCTATTTATAGATAAAGTAGGGCGCTCTGCATCTTTTAAATCTTTATAGTATTTGTCGCTTCCATCTACATACCATTGATATTTGTTGCCATAAACAAAGCCGTAGCTTTCTTCAGCCTTTTTCCAAAAATCCTTATAGGCAGACTTTGTTTCTTCATATCGTTCTAAAATAACATCTATTTCTTTCTTTTTTCTCATAAGAATTTATTATGGATATGATAAATTATAATCATAATTTTGTCAAGGCAATGGTAAATTGACAAAAAGAACGATTTAATATAAAAAATATATATGAAATCCCAAAAATTCTCTGAGTTTGCACCCTCTATTGAACATTTAAATGCTGTTTTTCCTAAAAATAAGATAAAATATCCAATAGAATATAAGGCAAATTTAGAATTTAGAAGAGAACTTCTCAAAAAAGCAAGGAAAGATAGTAAATTCAGACAGGATATTAAATTATATACTTTTAAAGATATAATCTTTTTCTTTGATTGTTTTCTTTATATATATTGTCCAGTAAGACATCCTAATAGTCCTCATAGACCATATATTTTATGGAAATATCAAAGAGAAATATTAGTCCCAGCTATTGTTGAAAGAATATTATATGGAGGCGATTTAATAGCTCTTAAAAAAAGAAGTATCGGATTTACTTTTACAGTAGCAGGAGTTTTTCTTTTCTTTTTTCTTAATCCATTCTTTCCTAGTGATTTTCTTCTTGGTTCAGTGAATGAAGAAACAGTAGATAGAAGAGGAGATATGGATAGTCTTTTTGAAAAAGTAAGATATTTATTGAAATCACTACCTGATTGGTTATTACCTAAAGGATTTAAATGGAGAGAACATGACAGGACACGCCTTTTAATCAATCCTGAAACTGGAGTATCTATTAGAGGAAAGGCAAATACAGCAGATTTTGGAGCTGGTGGTAGAGCAAGAGCAGCCTTTTTAGATGAATATACTTTATGGTATCATACAGACGCCGCAGCATGGTCAACATTAACTGATACAGTATCATGTAGAATAGCTTGTGGAACTCCTGCTAGAGAAAGACTTATACCTGCTGATAATGATTATACTTCTTATTATTTCTATCAATTATTCAGTAAAAGACAACCGTTAAGGACAAATCCAAATTTAAAGTTACCTAGTATTTATGAGTTTGATTGGAGATATGATGATGAGATGTCTAAAAAGGATGTGGAAAGAGAAAAACAACAAAGAGGAGCTATTGACTTTGCTATAAATGTATTAGGAACTTTTGATATTCCACAATCAGGCAAACATTTTCCCCAATATGATAAATTTAAGCATATAAGACAGCTTACATATATTAAAGAAAAACCTGTATATGTAGGCATAGATTATGGCTTTCTACATCCCTGCGTGGTATGTGCTCAAGTAGATGATGATGATTGTCTTCTTATTTTAAAATGTATTCTTGGTAAACAAATAGATATATTTCCCTTTGCTAAATATGTAAAAAGTAAATTAAAACAATGGTTTGGAAAAGCAGCATCATTTATTTATCTTGCAGATGAAGCAGGACAACAAAGAACCGATAAAGGAATGAGTGTAGAAGCTTTAATAGCTGCTGGCTTATCTCCTGTTATACCTATTCCTAACAGAAAAGAACGGATGACCGTGCAAATAAGAAATAAATTAACTGATGAATATAATGGGAAACCTGGGCTTTTGATAAATGATGAAATTCCTGATAACCCTGTAGAAAATTTTATTTCAACAGAAAGTTGTGCTTATATTCATAGATGTTTCCAATATCTTAAAACTAAAAAGACTAATGAATTAACTTGGGAAAGAGATGAATATTTAGCTCATGGCATGGATTGTATTGGATATATAATTTTATATTTATTCCCTTATTTTGAACGCCGTGAAATGGCTAAAAAAAGAAAAGATAGATGGAGAGAATTACAAAACCAAGAAAAAGAGAGAAGACATTGGATAGGTAAATAATTATTTCTTTTTCTTTTTGTCCTTCTTAATCAAATTTTTAACAAATTGACGCTCTGGAAATTTTATATTCCCCCCCTCTTCTTTAACCACTTCTGCATCAATTACTCCTTTATCTTTCTCTTTATCAGATAGAGAAGGAATGGAACTTAATGCTCTGTTTATTCTATCTATTAAATTCTTATCTTGCTCTGTAAAAATATTTATATTGTATTGAGATAAAGGAGTATCAACATTTATATTATGTCTGATTTCTAAAGTTTCTTTTAATTTATTATATATTTTTAATCCTAATTCAATAGCACCAAGTTTGCCTTCCATAGCTTTTTCAAGTAACTTGCTTTCAAGCATAAGCAGAACTCTATTAACATGCTTACTTCTATATTCGTAAAGTCGTTCCAATAATAAACCAAGAACCCTCTCAACATCCTTAACATCTACCTGGAACTTTTCTGCAATCTCTGCTGAAGTAGGAACAACATCAAAAGGCAGAGAAAGTAAATATTTATAAATCTTAACTTTTAAATTATGGTCTTGTTGTGTAATTTTTTCTCCTAAAGCTGTTTTTTGCACGAGATTGCCCCGTATTGCATTTTCTCGGCCTTACCCATATCAAACATCCTGTTTCAATTCAAACCTGCCTCAGAGGCTAAATATGTGGCAGTTTATTGCCTTAAAAAAGATAAACTGTGTTTTTAAATCGTTTTTCTAATTCTTTCAAAGTCCAATTTTCTCTAAATTTATTCCAACACTTACCATCTAGTTCCATCATTTTTACCCATAAATGAGGATAAAAACGATAAATATTTTCTAATTCTCTCAGTCTCCGAAATGGACACCAAAAACAGCCTGTATGGCTTAATTTCTCATATAATCCATTCCAATCAAAACCATAACGATAACATATTTTTAACGCTTCTTGGCTGTCAATTCCAAATTTTACAAGAGGATAAATTTCTTGCTTATAATATTTTTTCATTCTATTTATTTCACTTGTACTTATTCCTATTAGTTTACGGATATTTTTTAATTGTTTTTTCTTAAAGTATGAACTTTCTGCTCGTTGCTTAAAAAGTTTAGTGCACCATCGCAATTTTATCCGAGGCCATCCATAACCAATATTCCCTTTTCTAGTTCTGTGTTCACACATCCAGTATTCAAAATGTTTCTTAGGTTTTAAATATGTTATTTTAACCTCAAGCTTCTTTTGAACTAAATTTATATGTGTGTATATTTCTGGAAATTCTACCTCAGTATCATTAAAAATTATTTCATCAAAAGGTATTTGGTTTTCCAATAACACTATTAACATGGCAGTGCTATCTTTACCACCAGAAAAATAGACAACTCTATATGGCTTGTTAGAATTTGACATTAAACTTTACCTTTTTCTATTAACTTCCCACCACAAGCCTGAATAATTTGTATGAAATTTTCAGGCGTTACTTTCCAAGGCTTAATATGTGTCCAATCAAATATTCTTACAAGTGGAGTAATACATCCTTCACTGCAAAAATATTGTCCTATTTTTTCTTTCTTCCATTTTGTAAATAATCCAAATCCAGCTACATAATCAAATTTGGCTTTCTTCTCTACAAGCCCTAGAAAGAAATTATGAATAACACAAGCTTGTCCGTCCGAAACCTCTAAGCCCCATATCTCGTATTCATCACCCTTTTTGTATCCTTTAAACATTGGCCTGATATTCCACCTTACATTCAACAATTGATACCAATGCTCAGGCCAACATTCTATTATATGGTTGTCATCATAAAGATATGCTATGTGGGAATAATCTGACTGAGTTTCCCACTTAATTACTTTAGCCAGCCAATCAGTGCCTTTGTATGCAAGAAATTTAATCATCCAATCTCTTTAACCAGAAGTTAGCCTATCAACTTTAAATAAACATGACTCATTAAGCTTTGCGTTTGTCTTATATTTACTATCATAAATTACAGTTACTATTAGCTCTTTCTTTTCTGATTTGTTTGTTCTATCAACAATCGCTAAATCATCATCAGACAGAAAAATATAAACAGGATTATCTATATCTTCAGATACATCTTCTCTATTATTTACAATATTACCAGTAAGCACATCCTTCAACGTCCACTTTATAGATTTGATATTAGCCACAGGAATAGTAGAACCATCCACATCCATAAAATTAGCTTCAATAACTACACCGCTTTGCTCTGTAATATTAAAACTTAAATCTATCGGCATCTTTTATGTCCCATTTTCAGTATGGTTTGCAAATATTTTACAAGAGGTTGAGCCGTCCTTATCCCAACTAGATGCCCATTTGTAACTATTCAATATCGGGTCAGTGCCACTAGCACTAGCTATTGAAATAAATGAATGAGTTATATTACTAAAAGGCCCATCACTGGTTGAATATTGAAATAACCAAGTTATTACATCAACACCAGCACCTGTATTATCACTATCACTGTCATTGGTCTTGGGATAACCCGAACTTACGGCTTTTTCGCTACCGCTAGCTACAGTAAAACTGCCATAATTATCTGATTTACCAACAGGGTCAGGACCTGCCGTCGCTAGATAAAGAGAATTAAAGTCATTATCTGGAGTTTCACCACAAGCCTTTTGAGCATAATATTTATCACCCTCATCAGTTACAATATTGCGTCCAGGGATAATTATGCGGTCTGCTGTTTTTTCATTTACAAGAACAACTAGAGCATCAGACAGTAAAGCTAAGTCTTCATTAAACATTACCCTTAACGGCACCCAAATTTTTCCAAACCTACCTAACTTAATTTTCTTACCGAGTAACATTCTTCTTTCCCTCCTTCTAAAATAATTTTAATTTCATTTCTCCTTAATCATTTTAAATATTCTGTCTAATTGTTTTCCATTCAATAACATAAGAAATTGGTCATGGCCTACCTGTTTGCATTTTACTAAATCACCCTCAAATGCTACTGAACTGTCAAAACCACTATCCTTAATCTCTTGAGCTACTAGTTTCATAAAAATAAGTTTAAGAGCTTCAAAACTAAATACAGACTTATTCTCTTCTTTTTCTTCCAAAAATTTAAAAAAATCATTTAATTCATTCATGTTTCACCTCTTTTCTTTAGATTTAAAAACTACAATCATATTATCTGAAATATCAATCTTTTCTCTTATCATTTTCTCTCTTACATATCGTAAGATTTTTCTAAGTAATTTTTTAAACATTTAATCTCCTTTTCTTTTAAAGCTTATTTTAGCCATAAACTTTTTAAAACTTATAGACGAACAAAACTTCTTAAATTCTATAGATGAATAAAAATTTTTAAACCCTATAGATGCACGATGAGCATGAAAAATTATTTTACCTATTGTTACTTCACTTACTGTTTCAATAAAAGTTTTAATTTTAACTAAATTTTCTGTAATTGATATGACTTCATTCATTATTTTTACTAATGTAGCAACACATGAACGGACAAAGTTCTCTGTTATACCAATTGTCTCACTAATTATCCTTATCGACCGTAATCTTCTTACTAAGCTTTCAGATACAGATACAGTCTCACTGATAATCCTTACAGCCCTTAATCGCTTAAGCACTGCTTCAGCTATGCTTAATGTTTCATTTATAACTCTACTTGAGAATGCTCTACGAGATATTGCCTCAGCAATTGATATTGTCTCGTTTATAATCCTATTTGACCTTAACCTTCTTAATATTCCTTCAGATATAGTAATTGTCTCGTTTATTAAACGATTTGAATATCCTCTCCTTGGCATAGTTTCAGTAATTGCAACTGTCTCTCCGATAAAACGATTTGCATAAAGTCTTCTTATTAAAGTCTCTGATATTGAAACAGTCTCATCCATTATTTTGATTAAGCCTCCAGCCACTACATACTCATCCGCTCCAATATCCCAAGTCCCGCTCCGTGTACAAGTATCACTGGATGCAAGATGGAAATCATCATTAGCTTCATCAACAAAGGAAACTGTGCAGGTCTTACTATTTGCACCTGGTGCGTCGCCAGAGATGTCTGAGATGTTGTAATCAGAATCAGAGTCAAAATCACCTTCATATCCATCAGTGCAGTCTTGAACGAGGTTATTTTTAGCTACAATATCTTGGTATCCTCCTGAATAAATACCTATATTGCAATTATAAACTGTGTTGTTATAAACATAAGCTTTTTGTCCTGCCGTGGATATACTTAATACTATTCCATCTGAGCTATTAAAATCATAAACAATGTTATTCCAAAGTTTTACAGGACCTTCAGATACACTTCCATAAATCCCCTTTGCATTATTTCCGTTGCATCCACGAACGATAGTATATGAAACTTCAAAATAAGAAGCATTCCTAACATCCAAAGCGTGATTGTAATCACCAGGCCCTGTTTGTCTGATTTGAAGTCCCTCAATTTTCGTATAAGGCTCATTAACATCAAGTGCATAAGAATCAGCATTATTAACTAACCTGTATTTACTGTCATTCCATTTCCCATCATGCCTATATCCTTCACTTGGGTCAGTCCAGATTTTAATGTAACGAGTAGCATCTGGATTCCAACTACCATCAATAACCACAGCATCAGTATCTGCACTTCCACCTGTGCATCGGCACTTGGCAACAGCTATCTCATCTGCCTGTTGTAAATCTTTCTCCTCTCCTGCTTCCCAAGCAGAAAGAGAGGTATAATCCGCTCCCGTGCCATTGTCTGGGTCAATCACTTTTACTACTTCAGTTGCCATTATTGTCTCTGGTCAATGATTTTTAAATCTTTTGCATTTACCTCAATTATGCCTTTCTTTAAACTATCTTCCATTCCACTAATATCAATTTTATACCGCCTCCGTGCTATTGTATGGATTTCTGGTTCTTCTTTAATTTTAATATTATAGTCTTCTTCACCTACATTAATCCCAAAGCGAGTTAACTCTTGAGCCACAAGTTGACATTTCTTCAAACACTCACTCTCGGCAGCATCCTTGTCTGGACTGCTAACAAAAACACCGAGTTTATCTGACATAGCATGGTATCTAGTTCCAAGGCTTATTTCATGGAATTGTATTAGATGTTGCAAGTCTTCAGGATTAGCATCCTTAACTCGGACAATGTAAAACTTTTCCTTGTTTAGTTCTTCTTTGCCCCATTTCCAACCATCAGGCTTAATTACAACCACATAACCTTTTTTATAACAACCCCGCAGGTCTTTTACCTCATTACTGTGGGTTGCATCACAAGCCTTTATAAGCAATTCAGCAGGCATTACCGAACCTCCTTCCCATATAATTTCCTAAATAATCTAACCATTTTATTTTTTATCTTTTTATTTGGGCCAGCATAAAGCAAGTCCTCTATTTCTATAACTACTATCTCTGTTTCCCTTAACTGAAACATGTTATATTTAATTCTAATCCACCATTCGTCAGCATGTTTCTCTATTTTCCATCTCAATTTTCAATTATTAAACACTTCCCACCACGGTCATATCTAATTTTCACTTCCGTAGAAATATAAAAGGTAACATCAATCCAACAAATATTAGTATCCTCATTAATCTCAAGCTCTTTTAATTCTTTATCAACTTTCTCTTTAAATTCTTTCCATGTCATTACAAAGCCCCTACAAACTTAATCATATAAGGCACGACCTTCTCTATTATATCCTTGCCTACAAGATAAGTAAATCTCTGCCATAAACCTAATAACTTCCCTTTTTCACATTCCGTTAGTTCATCTACCGTTTTACCTTTAACTGTTTGTTCAATCTCATCCAGAATGTTTAAAGCTTCAGCAGGCAGTTTGTTTATATCATCTCCTAGTGCAGCCTGCCAATAACAAGTGGAGAATTCACTATGTGTGCAAAGAACAATGGCCAACTCATTAGCCTGTTTCATAAAATCATCATAATTCTTGACAAGCTTACCTGTATGCCCAGCACAACCCAAAAATATAAAGCAGAGAAAAATAATAGGTAATTTCTTCATTTTTGCCTCCTGCTTAATTTTTAAAATATCCAATTAAATTTATCAACCGTTCAAACTTTTCACATGCTTTAAGTAATTGTTCTATAAGTCTTTTGCACTCTTCTGGGTCTTCTGTTTCAGAACATCTAGTCCTAATTTCTATTGCCCACTGCTTGATTAAAGTAGTAAGTCTTCTTGCTTCTATCTCTTGCTGGTTCATCTAGAATTAGGCAAGGAGACCCCATCCGTAAGGGTGGGGAGGAATTGCCTTTTTACTCCTTTCTTGACATTTCAGATAAACATGATATAATTTTACCACGATGAGAAAAATAATCAAGACTTGTAAAGTAAAACTGGATATTCCACAAGAAAGAAAGCAAGATGTTCTTGAAACTTTTAGACAATATAATTTTGCTCTTAATTTTTGCATAAATGAAGCATGGAAGCCTGAAAAGAAGATAATCAATAAATCTAAACTCCATAAACTTGTTTACTATCCACTTAAAAAGCAAACCAATCTTCAAGCTAATTTGATATGTTCTGCTCGGAATAAAGCTTGTGATGCGGTTAAACTTTGTGTTATCAATTGGAGTAAAAAGAGAAAAGCAACTAAACCAACCTTCAGGCCTTTTTCTGCAATTCAACTTGATAAAAGAACTGTAACTATTAAAAATAGAGAATGCACTTTTTCTACTGTAAATGGTAGAGTAAAAGCCAAATATCTTCTTGGAGATTATCAAAAGAAAATACTTGATAATACAAATTATGAATTTAGGACTGCTACACTTTCTTATAATGGCAAAGATTTCTTTCTTAATATTACAATAATTAAACCCGCTCTTGTTAGAAAACCTGAAACTGTTATGGGAGTTGATTTGGGAGTTAAGAATATTGCTGTAACCTCTATAGGCAAATTTTTTAAAGCAGGAATGCTTAATGATAAAAGAAGACAGTTTGCCGAACGGAGAAGCAAAATCCAAAAGAAAGGCACTCGCTCTGCCCATCTCTTGCTTAAGAGAATGAGTGGGCGAGAAAACCGCTTTGTTAACTGGGTTTTGCATAATATTTCTCGGCAAATTGTTGAGAAGGCAAAAAGGATTGGTGCTCAAGTAATTGCTATGGAAAATCTTAATAGTATTAGAGGAAGTGTAAAAAAATGGAGAAAAGCTGAAAAACATAAAGTTTCTCTCTGGGCATTTTCTAAACTCCCAAATTATATTCAATACAAAGCACTTGAAGAGGGTATTGATGTTTGGTTTGTTGACCCTAAATACAGTTCTCAAAGATGTAGTAAGTGTGGCCATATTCAATCTTCTAATCGTAATGGTTCTGTTTTTTGTTGTAAGGCTTGTGGCTATCAAGTCCATGCTGATTACAATGCCTCCAAAAATCTTGCTATCTTTGCCCTTGAAGGCAAAAGTTCCTTCTTGGGCTGGGCAGTTTGTAAGCCTGCCCTAAATCAGGAGGATTATTCCTCACTGATAAAGCCCCTTCCGTAAAAAAGGGGTAGCTTACAATGTTTTAATTTCCACTTTACCTCTTTCAATTTCCACCCAACTCTTACTATCTATCCAATCTCCACAATCAGCTAGCTTTTGTCCTGTTTCCAATTTATGGACAGAAGGATAATGAGTATGTCCAATAACTAATATTCTACACCAACTAGCTTTTTCTAAGAAAGAAAATGCTTCTGTATATATTTTTCCTATTTTCTCTTTCCATTTTTCTCTATCTTTCTGTTTCCATCTAGAAGGTGGATTAAAAAACCAAGGCCCAAACTTTGATAGTAATTGCCAATTCCAATGTTTGCAGAAGGGGTCAAATTGATGTCCATGCACAAATCCTATCCTGCCTATACGATAAAAAGGGAATGTAGCAATTTCCATTCCTAATAATTCAGTTAGACTTTTTTCTAATTCTGGGTCATGATTACCCTCAATGAACATTGTTTGGGTTGATTTTACAATCTTTTTCAATGCACTAATCAACTTTTGTCCAATATAGCTATTTTTAATTTCGTTTGTATTGCATCTCACTAAATCCAGAATATCTCCATTAAAAATTACCTTATCCGCTTTACAAGCATAACCAGCAAAAGGAATAAAATATCGGCTAGTATAAGGAATGTGAAGGTCGCTGATACAAATTATCTTTTTATTTTCCATCATTTACTGAATAGTTATCTTTTCATCTACTACTTCAGCATTTATACTTGCCTGTTTTTCTGCATCAGTCATAGGAAGATTTGCTAAAAGAAATGCTACATCTTCTGTAGTTAACCATAAAGCAAACCATCCGCCAAAAGTAAGAAAAGCTACCTCTTTCATTTTTGCTTCTACTGATTTAAGAGTATTATAGAATACCAGCTTTTCATTTTTACCCTTAATGTAGAATGTGAAGTGGCCTTTTGCACAAGTAAGAGCATAATTGTCTCCTTCTGCTTGTCTTATTCTCCAATTCTCATTTTCAGCTATTACTTTGCTCATTATTTCTCTCCTCTTGTTTTTCTCTTCCTCCAAAATAATAATGCAGAGCACTTGTAAGCACGCTAATAAGTCCACCTATAATCGTCATTTGAACTTGCCCTTTTAAATTTAATGCTAGATAACCAAGAAGCATAAGTGTAAACAGAAATGCAATTGCCCTTACACTATTCTTAGGCAAGAAAAGAGCATGTTGCCAAAGCCACTGTAATCCTGCCTGTTTATCTTTGTTCTCTCCCATTATATTACCTCCTTAACCTTTGTTTAAGCCTGCGTAAATATTCCCTTAAGAGAATAACTTTAACAGCTTCTTCATAACCTTTTTGTCCTTTTTTCCACCAGCTCATCATTAACAAATTTGGTGCACTTTCATGTCTTCCTAATCTATTTCTAATAGATGTTTCAACTGCTTTTTGCTCTATTAACTGAGTTGACCAGAAGCGAGCTAAATCATTTCTTTTCTCTTTTTTTGCCTTAATTATCTTTTTAATTATTTCTTTATTATATTTTGTCCATTTTGCAAACCCTCTTCCTATTCGTGCATAATCTTTATCAAGGTATCCTAATACTATATCATTAGTAATATCGTGTAAGTGAGCCAATCTTATATCTTCTTTTTTTCTTTGAGCTTCTTTAATTTCATAAATCTCTTGTTGTTCAGGTGGAATTGCACCAATAAAAGACATAGCAATTTCTTCTAATCCAGTAGGCACAAAGTTATTACCATATATATCTTGCAGAGGTTTACCATAGGATGTTGGCAAATAACCTTTTTTAATTGCATACAGCGTTCTAGAAATATTCCTTACAACGGTAGGAGAGAATTGTTGAGAAATAGCAGTCGGCCAAGAATATCCCTTTTGCGTCATTCTAATAGCTTTAACAGCTTGATTAGCAACCATTACTGGAATAGGAGCTAAATGAGCCATTGCATCTGCTATAAAATTATTAAGTTTACTTACTTCTCTATAACCAAATCCAATTCTATCTGCTACACTTGGTAATCCTGCCAATCCCAACAATCCATATTGTATGAACAAACGTAATTTTTTGCGTTCTTTATCAGAAAATTCATTCATTAAATAAGTCTTTATAGATTGCCTAAAAACTTTTTTAAAGGGAATATCAACCATCTGCCAGAAAAGTTCTCCGCCTGGAGTAGCTGCCATTCCGCCAACTAAAAAATGAGTTAAATAAAAAGTAGCTAATGCACCTATAGCATATTTTCTTTCTCTAGCAGAAGGAAAAGATTTAAAAATAAGTCTTCTTAATGTTTTAAAGGAATGAAATGTAAAACTCATTAAGGTTTGAAATAATCTAGGATATTTCTTTCTAATCAACGTATTCCATTTATTCATATCAAAATGAATATCAAAAGTAATATCACGAGCTTTTTTCATAGCTTCTTCAAAAGGCATTCCTTTTTCTTCAAGCATTTTAGCTACAGAGAGAAAAGTATTCATTCTGTTTTTAACAGACTCAACAAAAGTAAATCCCGCATAACCTATATCTTCTATCTTGGGTATTACTCCTCCTCTCTCTCCCGTTAAACCAAGCATAGCTTCTTTCCATGCTGTAGGAGCAAATACACCGTTTTTCTTTCCCCATTCAAGATAAGCTAAGTCTTTACTATCGTAATCACTTTCAATATACTTTCTTAAATACTCAGTTTCATATTTTAAAAACTTAGCAGGATTTAATTTATTTTCTATTATTACAGCGGGGCCTAAAATATAAGACTGAGTAGCATTAGCTATAACAGACATTGCATTGCCCCACATACTCCAAGCAGAAAGAATACGGCGAGTAGTTTCAGGTTCTCTAGGCGTCATCATATATTTATTAAAATCAGAAAGCCATTTATAATATTGTGGATGTTGTTCTGGGTCTATTTGAGCAAAAGAATTAGTTATAACATCAGAAAGTTTTAATTTCTCAATAAGAGATTTTTCAGAAAGCACCCTTCTAAGTAAAATATCATTTCTATCAAGAGGGTCTAAGCTCCATCCAGGGATATTCTTCTTTTCTAAATGAAAACTTTTAACACTAATAGGATTAACAAACTTCTCAATAAACCGCTGTATATCTTCAGCAATAGCTTTAGCCTGAAGATTTTTAGCTTTGATTTGTTTCCCTTTGTATTTAGATAAAATGCCCATTACACTTTGTAGAGGTATATCTTCAGGAGTATAAGTAGGCTCTGTTTTAAATTTGATAAGCTTTAATGTATAATCACCCTTTTTAATGTTATTTACAAAATCTCTTCCAGCTTCTAAATCTCCTACCCGTCTAAACCAATTAAGAATAGCTGTATAATCACCTTTAAGCATTCTATTGTATTGTTGTTTAGCTTTCCTTTCATTAGGGAATTCAAAAGCTCCTACAACGGTAGATTTAGCACCTTCTTTTTTAGGTTTTTTAAGAACAAGGATAATATCTTCATGAGTTCTAACAGTAGGTTGATAAAAATAATCTTTTTCTGCCTGTTTTAATAACTCTTTTACTTTTTGATATTCTTTATTCCATTTTGTAATAATTTGAGGTAATTTCTTTTTAGCTATTTTTTCAGCATTAGGGTTTTTCTCCCAATAAAATAGGTTGGCTTTATTTTGTTTTAAAGTATATAAGCTTTCTATATTTTCTATTTGTTTCTTTTCTGCAACTTCAGCTAATGCTTTTTTAGCCATTTCTTCTGTTTTATATCCTTCAGGATATTTTTCTTCTAAAAACTTCATATATTCTTTTAATGGGTTTAATAAATATTCTTTTGTTCTTTTATAAGCTAATTGAAACTCAGGTGGTAATTCTTTTAACTGTTTTTCACTAATTGCATGGCGTTTATGTGCTTCAGCAGAAAGTAAATCAAAAAATCTTTTTATTCCTTTTTTGCCATATATTTTATAAATAGCATTGTAACTACCTAATAATTTTTCTTTAACTTTTATTTCATAACCACTAAGCTTATAATCGTGTTCTCTTGAAGCATCCAAAGCATTAACTATTGGCTTTTTAACTTTTTCAGGCATAGTAGTAGGTAATTCACCTAAAGCCTCTCTATAAACAGTTTCTGGATGAGCTGTTTTGAGGTGTTCTTTTTCATATAGTCTAGTTAATACTTTAGGTATTTGTTTAGCATAAAAAGAAAGAAATCTATCTGTATGTTCTATTTCTGCTTTATCAACTTTTTCAATCTTTTTTTGTTTAATATAATCAACAACCTTCTTAGTTGTTTCATTGACTGTTTTAACTATTTCATCAATAGGGATACCAGAATAAAATTTAGTTTCTTTAGATATAGTTTTTTCAAAAGCACGAGCTTCTTTTTCAGTAGCTCCTGTTGCATGTAACATTTCATGAGCAAGCGTTTCCATAGGCTCTGTTTTAGCATGAGTTGGGTCAACAATAACATCTCCTTTCTTACCAATAGAAGAAACACCACCTAATGCTATATCTTCTGGGGACATTCTATGAATAGTAATTGAAGTAATTTTATTAGCATATTGAGGATATTTCTTTTTTAAAATATCCCATGCTTTTTGAACTTTATTTTTTAAATTTGATAATTCTTGTGTGCCTTTTTCTTTGCCATATTCTTCCAGATAAGCATCTTTTACAAAAGAACTTATTTTTACTTCTACTGGCTTGCCTATAATTCCTTTTTGAGCAAAATCTTTTGCTTCTTCTAAAGTTTTAAAAAACTTTGTTTCAGTAGCTTTATTAACAGTTACTTTTTGTCCTTCATGTATAGTTTCATAAGGCTCAAACTTTATAACTCTCCATTGCTCTGTTTCTGGGTCTTCTTTGATTTGATACCATGTCTTTTTCTCTGGATGACGCACTTCATATAAATTTTCTTTGGGTTGAGTTATTGTAGGTTCTTTAGAAATAGGCTTATATCGTGGAGAAATTCCTGTCTGAGATAACGCATAGGCTATAGCATCTTCTATCATTTCATCAGATTTTTCTTTATGCCTATTTAAAATTTCAGTAGCTTGTTTTATTGCTTCTTTACGGGTTGGAAGGGCTTTTGTTATAGCAACACCAGTTTTACTTTCAGAAACTTTCCATTTTTTACCTACCTTATGGGCAAATAAATCATACTTTTCAAACCCTGAGATTTTAACAGGATAGGCTTTCTCAACTTCCTCAAAACCTTTGTCCTTTAAATAAATATAATACTTATCTGTAACTGGCTTGGCTTTAAGTGCTTGTTTAATTTCTTCCTGTTTTTTTCGTTCTGTTTCCCTTTGTGCTTCTCTTTCTGCTTTTATTTTTGCTTCTTTTGTTTTTACTTCTGCTACATATTCTTTGGGTGTTACAAATCTAAAATTCTCAACGGGATATTCTCGCCCTATTAAATATTTATCAGGTGTTTCTACTATTTTCCCTTCTTCTCCTTTCAATGTGCTTATAATAACAGGACGTTTTACAATAAATTTATTTCCTTCTATACGGTCAATTTCAAATTGTAAATTAGGTTCACGTTTAGAAATAGCTATTATAGGTTCTTTTTCTTTAACCTCTGCCTTTGTTTCTTTAACAGGTTTAACTTTTTTCTCTGCCTTAATCCAATATTCTGCTTTAGGTGTCCAAGGCATATATTTTGTTTTGCCTTCTGGAGTTTTAACTTTATGATAAACAAATCCTGTCTTACGCCTTCCTGTCTTGCCTGTGGCTATTCCTTCACCCTCTTTGCCTTTATATTTCCATTTGACATGAGTTCCTTCAGTTATTTCTTTGCTGTAATCCTTTACAGGTTGCCATTCAGCTTCTGCTTTAGGAACTTCCTTAGCCTTTTCTTCAAAAGACCGTGGAAATAACTCTCTTGCCCTTTTCTCACTTAAACTAGCCCAAGTAACCTTACCTGTATTTTTATCCACCAGCTTAACTACATAATCAACGCCAAGTCTATGTTTAGGAAACACCTCACTGGCCTTACTTAATTCAATGGGATAGGAATTTTCATAAAGTGTCTTAGTTAAAGGCACTACTGGAGGTTTTTCTTTGGGAGGTTCTTTTTCAGGTTTAGCCTCTGGTAAAGCTTCTTCTTTCTTACCTTCCTCAACTATTTGTTTCTGGCGTATCTCAGCCATCTCCTTTTGTAGCTCTGGATGCTCTTTCCAGATTTTCATCCATTCTGCACTGCCAGGTTCAACGCTTTCATAAGGTTTGGCTTTCTTAGGCTTTTCTTCAACCTTTTCTTTGATTTCTTTTGCTGGAGGTTTTTCTTCTTTAGGAATTTCTACCTCTGGAGGCTTTACTTCTTCTTTAGGTTTAATTGCAGGTTTAATTTCCGTTGGCTTTTCAGTTATCTTTCTCCAAACAAAATTACCTGCTTCGTCCTTCTCTAAATTGTAATGTTGGGTTAAATCCATATCTTTTGGTAATTTATTTTCTTTAGCAAACAATCTTAACCCTATTTTAGCTCCTTTCTCTGTCTTATATCCCCGTTTACCTTTTATAACTTCTGGTAAATCTTCTATTTGTTTACTTATCTCCCTAATGATTTTCTCTACTTTTTGTATTTCTTTTTCTTTAAGAGGTAGACTTTTAGCTTTATCAATATCTAAGGATTTAATTGTTTCTTCTACTAAAGAGGCTGTTTGTAATGCTTTTTCTCTTGGAACGCCTGCTTTTACTTTATTTCTATATATTTCTCTTGCTAAGGGAGTTTTTATTGTAGCCAATGCAGAAAATATACCAAGGCTTAGTCCTTCCTCTATTCCTTTACCAATTTGCTCTGGTTTACCAGTAATAAGACCTCTTGCAACTTCAGGTGTAGCTCCAACAGCCCCGGCTCTAGTAAGTGCCTGCATAGGACTTAATCCTCTAACAGCTTCAAAAGTTTTACCTGCTATCATTCCATGTATGCCTGCTGTTAAAGCTTGTGTAGGTGGAGCTCCTGCTCCTAATGTTTCTAATCCACTAAGAAAACCATAAGCTGTAGGACTAGCTACTAAAACAGGCAAATCAGGACGGGCAAAACTTCCTATTGCTTCTGCTACTTTTTTACTAATGGAATGGGCTAATCGTGCTGTTGGTGAAGTAGGTGGCACATATAATTGTTTACGCATTAATTCATGATGTCTTCTTGTAGGTTCAAGTCCTTTAATCCCCCATTCGCCAGCTTTTTCTAAAGAAGGTAATCGTAATATTTTCCCTAGCCCTTTTAAAATATAATAAGGGCTTTCAAATGCAGTCGTTCCAGCTTCAAAAAAGGCATGAGGCACAGCCAATAAATTACCAAGAAATGAGCCTGGTTTTACATAAGTTGGTTCTATACCTAGGTATTTACTAAAAGGGATGAGGTATTGTGGGATACCTTTTTCAGCACTGATTTCTGGTTGCTTTTTTTCAGAAGCAAAAGGGTCATAATCAACGGGAACTAATTTTGCTTTTTGTTTTTTTGTTAATTTTTTTGAAGATTGTTTTTCTTCTTTAAAAGGGTCATAGTCAACTGGGGTTAATGGCATGTTTTTCTCCTATTTACTCAATTCTATACCATTTCCCATTTCTTTTAACATACCAATTTCCATCAGGTGCTTTCTTTGCATCTGGATAGCGTTTAAGCACTTCTTCATCACTAAGGGTTTGCGTAGAAGTTTTCTCAGTAATTTCTATCCCCTGCGGTATTTTTTCTGCATCTAACCGTTTAATCCTTTCTATTTCTTTTTTCTTCATTCCTAATTTACTAAGATTATCTAAAATTACTTGCCTTGTATTTTCTAATTTATTCATATACCTTATTATTTCTTCTGGGTCTTTAACTTCTTCTGTTTTAGGTAATCCTATATTAACGCCTTGTGCTTCTGCTTCTTTCATTAATTTATCTAAATCTTCATCACTAATATTAAGTCTCATAGCAAAATTTCTTAAATTTCTCAATTCAGAAGCTGATAATTTAGCCGTTCCTATTTTAGATAAAAGAGCCTTTATTTCATTATCTACAAATCCTAGAGCTGTCATTAAATAGTCTCTTTTAAGTGTTTTATCTTTAATATCACTTATTGATACAGCTTTTCTTCCTTGCGGAATAATATAAACCTTATCATTATAAGCAATGATATTTTCAATCTTGCCTAAATCTTCTGAAAGTTTTGTTTTGTTTACATTCACAATATCTCCAGTTGGGAGATAAGTTATTGTATAACCTTCACTATTAATAACTCTAAATTCTGTTTTAGGAGTTTGCATCTTTATTTGCCAATCTAATTCTTTTCCTTTCCTTTCTCTTACCCATCGTTCTCTTGCTAATATGTCTTTAAATAGATAATCTACTAAAGGATGAAAAGCTGGACTTTTGCTTGCTAATAATAATTCTGGGCCAGAAAGCCTACTTAAATAACTAGCAATTCCTTGCCCTAATCCTGTGCTAGGAACATTATAAGAGCTTGTTTTAGCAGGAAATCTCTCCATCCCACTAGGAGGCATACTTGCTATTGACGGTTGCTGTGTAGGTTGCCCTGTTATAGATGTTAATGGCCTTGTTGACCTAACAATTGGAGTTATTGCTTGAGTTACAGGAGTTCTCATAAATTCTTGACGTGTCTGTGGAATATTTATATTAACCATTGGCGTTTGAGGGATGTTCTGCCTAAATATATTTTGAGTAATACCTGCTGGCCCTAGTGCATGTTTTGTAGCAAAATAATTTTGCACTTCTTTATCATATAAATTAATACCATTTAACATCCCTAATTGTTCAGCCCCACTTATATCTCCATTTATATATCTTTTATACATCTCATCCATTACTTGTAATTTTTTTTGCTCTAAGTAAGGCTTAATAAGAAGTTCTATCTTTTTCCGTCTATCTTCATCAGGAATTTCATTTAACATTGCATTTATTTCAGAGATAGATATATTTTTATTTTTAACAGCATCACTAATAATTCTTACCTTTTCTTTAAAATCCTTTGCTTCTCTATATTTGGCTAATCCTGCACCTATACCAGCTCCTAAACTTTGGGCAGCAGGAATGCCAATACTGGGAGGCAAATTAGCCATAGAAGCTCCACCTAACCCTGCTAAAAGTAATCCTAAAAATTCTGGACTTTTTATAAAATCTGAAAAAGCCATTATTACCTCCTTAATAAGTTAAGGGCACATAATTAGTAGGGAATTTAGCCCCTAAATTTGTTGTAGTTGGCTTTTTAGTTAAAATTTGTCCCAAAATTTGTCCTCCTGCCGTTCCTAATCCTGCAAAAAGCCCTGGTAATACTCCTGTCGTTTGCACTGGAGAAACTCCATATCGTGCAGTAAGCATTGTTTTATACAAACTATAAGGATATTCAAATAATCCCAATCTTGCACCAGCTAAGCGTTCTCTTTCTTGAGCTTCTTGTAATAATCTATTATAAGATTGTGTTATGGTTTTTGCTTCTTCTCCTAATAATAAGCGTAAGAAATCTGCCCTTCTAGCTGGGAAAGCACTACCTATATATCTACCACCAAGCGATAATGGAACTGATTTTAACCCTGGTTCTAAAGATTTTTTATATCTTTCATAATCTTCAATAATTGGTGCAAGCTCTTCTTTTTCTCTTTCTGACATACCAGCAATCATTTTCTCAATCTCATCAATTGTTTTTTTATACTTACTTAAAATACCTGATTTAACTAAATCAACAGGGATACCTGTTTCCCTTAAATAAGCTTCCCATTCTTCTTGTGTCCAACTTTTAGGAGCACGTAAAGCATCTTCAGGTTTTTCATATAAAGAAGATAATAATAAAGGTAATAAAGCTTTTTGAAGTGACCTTTCTTCTGCTGAAGGTCTAGGAACTTTACCTGCTTTTTGGCCTCCTTTACTCAAAGCTGCTGCACCTAAAGTGCTCGCTCCAATTATTCCTGCTGCAGCTACTGGTGCTGGCATAATTCACCCCCTTACTATATTTTTATCTTCCAAAAATATCCACTATGAGTAACATCATATTTCTTTAAAACTTTATTTATTGAATCACTCAAACTTAAAGTTATCCATAAATTTATTCCTAAAAATAAAGAAATTGGCGTTATAATTTCTATTATATTCCCAATAATTTTTGAAAAGTTTATTTCAGGAATAACATAAGTTTGTCTCCAGAATAAGATTATCATATCTACGAAATTTACTATCTCAAAAACAACAAATCCAATAAATTTATCTTTTTCTTCATCCCAAATAGCACACATCATAATTTGTGGATAATTTATAAAATTATCTATCCACTCTACCATATCCCAATCTTTATAATCATTAAATACACAATGCTTTTTAGCTCTTTTATTATAATCTTCCATTAAGGGAAGTAATTGCTCTTTATACTTTTGCCAAATAGCATCATTTGCAATTAAAATGCCTTTCATTTTTATAGCCCTAATAAAGAAATAAGGTCTTTCTTACGACTGGTAGTAGTTGTAGTATTAGGCGTTTGCCCAGGTTGCCAATACAAATTCTTATTTATATCAGGAGTAGAAGATTTAAGATTTAATTTAAATTGAGATTGAGGAAGAGTAGGAATTTGTGGTTGTTGTTGCTGAGTAGTAGCAGGGGGAGGCTGTAATTGAGACATTCTAGGAGTTGCTCCTAATAAATCAAATAAACTATTTGCTGGAACTTCACCTGGTATCCTTGGAGTAATAGCATTCATATATGTTAAAGCAATATTAGGGTCAATACCTAATTGAGCAAGAATAGCTGCAGTAGTTTGCATATCTCCATTCATTAAAGCATTTGTTAATATAGCTTTAATTTTAATATAATCCATCTTTAGCCTCCTATAATAAGTCTAATAAACTTCCCATTAAAGTATATGGTGCTAAAGGATTGGCCTGGTAAGTATAAGACCGTCCCCAACCACCACCACTACTTTGTGCAGTAGCTTCTCTTGCCTGCCCTAACAACCCTCCTGCACCTATTAATGTTTGTCCCCATGCTTGAGGTATAGCTCTACCTACTTCTCCTAACGCTTTAGAAACAACACTACTACCGCCAGCACGTCCACCTATCACTCCTCTTTTAGCTAACTCTCCTAATGTTCTAGTAAATGCTTGATTTATTGCAGGTTTAACAGAATAAGCAAAAGCAGATGGATTTTTTAAAGTAGTTACTATTTCTTCTAATAATTTAGCTGCCCATTCAGGCAAATATTGACGGCTTTGACTTTCTTGCCAACTTTGCTCTTCTTGCTCTCTTGTGGTAAAAGGAAATAAATTAGTAGGAATATTAAATCCTGCTTGATAAGGCTGATAAGCACCTATGGCATTACCAATAGTAACAGTCCATGCACCAGTAGGTGAAGTTGGGTCTGGTTGTCCTTTCCCCACTATTTGGCCTGTTACAGCATCATAAATATTCCCATTATCATCTGCATAAAAAGGAGCTTCACCTGTTTGTGGATTTATAAGCCAATTCTTACCTTGATATGGAGCAACAAAATATTGAGTATTGCCTATAACAGTTTCTCCAATAGGAGTAAAAACTTCATTTATTGTTGCAGATGTAAAAGGTCTATAAGAACCTACAATCCCTTCATAAGCACCAATACCAATTACTCTGTTATTATTATAGTCAAATACTCCTATAGGTTGATTTGTATTATAATCCATAATTTGTAAATTAGGGTCGCTAGGATTAAAATAAGCAATGGCTTGTTCTGTATTTGGGTCCATTAAATAATAAATACCATTATCCATAACAACAGGAAATTTAGTGCCATTTACTTCTAAATAACCACTTGCCTGATACATAATATATTCTATCCTCCTTTATTTATTTTTATGCCTAACCAAAAAAGAATGCCACCTATAACTCCGCCAACAAAACTAAAAAATTTATCTGCTCGCTTTTTTGTTTTCATTTCTTTTTGTATCTCAAGTAAAATTCCATAAATCAATTGCAACTTTTGTTCAGTATCTAATGTTTCAAATGTCTCTCTGTTAATAATCCCAATAAGATTATTACTGTTAGATGGCATTTTCATTTCCTCCGTTTTTTCTTTCTATATGGCAATCCAGTTTCTTTTGTCTTAGCAAAATCTCTTAATTGGCTCAAAGTCATATTCTTAGCTATTTTTTGTATTTTCTTTCTTACACCTATAGGAAAATTTGATAATTTGCATTGTCCTTTCTTATAACAATAAGCCATACTCATTAAACGGTGTTGAGCCCTACTTCTACTTGGCACAATTTCCTCCTTGTATCTGTTTCCAAGGCACTCTCGTATATATCATGCTGTGTGGCAAGCTTCGCAACATTCTGTAAATTGGTGAGCGATACATGTTTTCACGGACTTCATCTGGCGACCATTTTCCTAACCTGCAATCCAGTGGATAATATGACAAGCCCAAAACTTTCATATTCACCTCCTAAAACTCCAGATAACTGTCGGAAGAGCCCCTACTACAACACAATTTCATCTTACCACTTTCAGTTGTAGCAATATAACCATAAAGCCTTACTCGCAGAGCAAGCATATACCCGCTAGGTATATCAAAATTATAATCAAGCCAAACTTGGCTACTACAAAGCTGATAATCCGTCTCATTTGTGTGAAAATTAGGTGTTGCGTTTGCACTAGATTTAGAAATAAAGTTGCTGCTGGAATCTACATAGCCCAGGTCAAAAGTGATTTTAGTCAGATAAACATTTCCATCAGTGCTACCTGTTCTTGCAATGCCAGCCTGCACCACAGCCCTAACATAACCGCCACGTGCAACTCTTGGTAAATTACCATCTGCAGGTAATAAATCTGCAAATACAAAAGTCTTACCAATTTGTAATGCTTCAGAAGTATCAGTAATATTTGTTTTTTCTTCATAATCCAATGTATCATCACCATCCAAATCTGAAGGAGAAGGATTAAGCATTAAAAGATAAGTAAAACCATTACCCCAGGGATACTTATCACTTACTTTTTGCAGTGCAAGAAAAGTTCCTACCATATCAGTATCACTTGTTCTTTTGAACATCTTTGCCATTTATCTTTTCCTCCTTTTTATCTTTCTTCATTTCTTCCTCAAATACATTATCAATTGCTATAATTAGACCATTTATAGAAAATTGAGAAAGCCTATTACCTAATTCTTCTTGTTTAAATACAGCAAGTATTTCCATAATTTTTTGTTTTAATTCTTTCATTGTATATTACCCCTTTCTAATGCTTCTATCTTCTCACTTAATTGTCTTATAGCCCCTAATAATAGACTTATTGTTGCTGTTATATCTAATGCCTCTATTTTTACAGTTACTTTTTTATCATCCTCATAAGTTACTTCTGCATTTTTAGATAAAACGCTTTGTAAATGTTCTTTAAAGTTTTTCTTACTCTTTTTTAAATCACTATACTTTACCGTTTTAATAAATTTGGGTAGAGTTTTGTAATCTGCCTTAGGGATTTCTTTTGGGGTATATTTGTCTTTACTGACCTTAATATTTTTAAGCAGTTCAAGTGGATTTGATATTTCTTCTACTACTCCAAGCGAGCAAACATCATTTGCCACACAATAATAAACATTGTTCCATGCATAAGAGGATGTTCCAAGGTCAGAAGCGGCATCTGACCAAGGACGAAGAGTGATTGAAATATTTTCTGTATCAGTGACCCTAAACCGCACTGCGCTTCCAGGGAAAAAGTGTATTCTACTTTTTGCAGTAATATATAACTCATTATAATTTGTCCCTGCTATATAAATCTGCGTTTTGTATTCACTATCTTTTTCAAACAAAATATATCCTGGATAAGTATCATTCCCTATTTCTATAAAAAAATTATCATCCCCAAAATGCCCTACACCTCTAAAAAATGGGTCTTCGCTTATATCCACCATCTTTGTGCCTGATTTATAGGCTCGTAAACCATTACCGTCCAAAATACATCCAGTGGAAGGATTAGAACCTGCCTCTAATTGAGTAGTAACAATATATCCTGCATTGATTTTTGAAGCAGATAAGTCAGCTATTTTAGCATTTGTTACGGCTAAATTAGCTATTTTGGCATTAGTAATAGCAGCATTTGCTATTTTGGCATTTGTTACGGCAAGGTCGGCTATCTTAGCAGTTGTAATGGCAGCATCTTTAATTTGTGCTGTATCTATTAAAACATTTTTTATTTTGGCAAAATCTACATCTATTATTTTACTATCAGGAATACTACCATCATTTATAGCATTCCCATCTATATCTAAAAAAGGACGGCAACTATTACTTAAAACTATACCACTAGTATCAATTTTGATATGGTTATAAAAACCTTGTTCTGGAAATTTTCTTTTTAAATCTCTACTGGAATAAATTAAATCACCTTTCCCGTCCGTAATAGTCATTAATTTCCTACCTTTTTAACTGTTTTAATACTTATACTTAAAGAATATAATTTAAACATAATTCCACTACTGGTTATTTTAAATTTATAACTTCTATCTCTTAATAAAGTAGGTGGAAATATTCTCCATCTTGTTAATTTCATACCTTAGCTTTCCAATAAACTGTTCTGTCTGCTGTTACTGCAGCATCTACAGTAATATCAAAACTCGTAGCACCCGGGTTTGTAACATAAGCATCTTTTACTTCGCTATGAGTGCCAGTCAACTGAATATTAGTAGGAGTATCAACAAGGCCATGATTTACCGTTACAGAGGTATTGCCATTAGTGATTGTAGCTGAACTTTCATTTTCGGTAACATAACCAATATTATTTTGCACTTTAGTATTACTGCCAACCTTAGAAACAGCACCAGAAGTATTACCGCTAAATTCATTCAATTCTATCACATTATTATCGCTACCAGTGTATTCAAGAATGCCATATCCTCCATTATTTTTAATGACATTGTTGATTATACGAGTATGACTTTTTCCTCCAATGAAAATACCATGATTACCACAATCTTTTATTTCAGCAAAACTAATATCAATATTATCACTCTGAACATTCACTCCATATCTTCCTGCATTATGAATAAAAATATTCTCAATTTTTGTCTTAGTTATGTTCTTAAGATACATTCCATCCTTATCTGCTCCCGTCGTATCTATTTCACCACCTATCACCTGAAGAAAGCTTATACTAGTAGCATCGTAAGTATTAATACCATTTTGACCCGAATTATAAATGTAAGGAGAAATTATATATACTACAGTTCCATCACCATCAATGGTCAATCCATTAGCAGATGACCCAGTAATTCGGGGATTAATTAAATGAAAGGATGTATCAGCAAGATGAATTCCATTCTGAGAGTTATAAACTTTAGGATTAACAATATAAATATCCTCACAATATCTTGGAGTTGTGGAAGCATGGCAATCAATCCCATAAATAGAAGCCGAATTCACATAAGGATTGATAATCCAACCATTATGCACGCCCTTGAATTGTAATCCATCTCTTGAAGTTATATTTGAGATTTTTGGATTTATTATCCAAACATAATCACAATCCTCAATGTATATCCCATATCCACCATCTGTAACATTGACATCTTTAACCTCTACATCAATTATTCTCAAATTAGTTATATTGTAAAAGGCAATTGGAGTGGCATAGCTGTTTTGAGAATCAAAAATCCCTCCAATTATAGTAATATCATTACCCGTAGTTGTTTTTTGAATGATGGCATTAGTAAAGGCAGATTTTATAGTCTGCCCACGGAAATCTAAAATTATATTGCTTGCAGGTTCTACTTTATTAGTCAAAGTCAAATCACTTATAACTTTGATTAGACCTGATTGATTGTTTATAGCAGCCTGTAATACAGAGTAATCATCTGTGCCTGCTGTGCCTGAAGCAATCAAATCGCCTTTATAATCCCTTGCAATTACAGAACTACCATCAATATAAACAATTGCTGAATATGCTCCTAATCCACTCTTTAATGTTCCATCTTCATAATGTCCTACTTGTAAAAACTCATTTAAAATACCACCCCAGCTATCTTCATCTTGACCAATTACTGGTAACCTTGCCATATTTAAACCTCCTAACTATCCTTCTCCATAATTACTACTTCCATAAGTTCCTCTACCATAACCACCAAATGTAGTAGAGCCGATTTCAGTTTCATTTTCTAATTCATCAACAGCATAAGCTGTAATAGTTCCTGGTCTTAATTTTTCAAATGTATATTCCAATACATCATATAAAGCCTCATTAAGAGGGTCTGCTTCAAAGAATTTGGTAATTATTTCTACATCAAAACTTTCTATAAAATTATCAGGGTCATATAAATAAAGATGCCCATCATTCCCACCTAAAATAAGCTCTTGGGCATCTGGATTGTAATAAGCTGATGTTATAGTAATTGGGAAAACTAATTTAGTCCAAGCTTTATGTATAACATGATAACACCAAGCATAATTTGAGTTTTCAAAAATAAACCATAATTGGGCATGTGGAGGATAATAAAAAGCAAAAGCATGGTCTTCATCTGGAGAAACAAAATTTTCTCCTATAGGGTCACTTAATCTACCTTTACCTGTTGACCGTCCTAAAGCAATTTGTTTTATTCCATCATTATCAATAATAAAAACAAACGAGCCAATAGTAACAATAGAATAATGATTTATTGCAGATACACCTTTAACTAACTGGCGTAATTTACAATCAATAAAATCTAATAAATTTATTTCTTCTGGGTCTCGGCAAAAAGCAATAACATAATCACCAACTGAAGTTAATCCAATAACATTTCCTGTATCTATACGCTTTGCCCAGTTAACTGGATTATCTGTATACCATCCTGTTTCATCTCCTACTCCACTGGCATATACATAACTTGGATTATTTGAATCTCCAGAAACAATTAAAGAGGCTGTTTGCATTATTACCCATTTTGCTTTAGGAGCGTAATAAGCCCTAAAAGTCCAATAATCATCTACTTCATGCCCAGTAGTGTTATCAAATTTAATTTGAATACCATTATTTAAATCCTGCCAATCACCAGTAATACTTACTCCTGTAGCTTCCCAAGTATCACCACCATCATCAGACCATTTAAAAGTATCAGGACTACCCTTAGCATCTATTTTAACTACATAATCTGTATAATCAGCAGAGCCTGTATAAGTTCCCTGAGCACTTAAATCGTCCAGCGTTCCATCACCACTGGTAAACTCTGGTAAACTCACACCTGTTATAGTCTCTAAATTAGTATAATCATAAGATTGTAATTTACCTCCAGAAGCTATAATAGCTTTGCCATTAAATAAAGCTTCTGAAGAAAATATAGTAGGGCGATTAGTTCCTGTTAAATTTCCTATTGAAGTAAATGACCAATCTGTAGTGCCTTGAACGACTTTATATAATTTATGTCCTGAAGTAACTAAATATTGTTTTTTATTATTTACTTTATCATATATAAAATAATGAATACAATCTATCGGATTTGATAAAGCAGTGGAAGTTTTTTGAGTTAAACCGTAGCGAGTTCTTAAAACCCCATTTCTATCAAAAATAACATTAGTTCCTACTGAAAGAGAACCAACATCTTCTTCACTTACATACCAAGGACTATTGGCAATATTTACTCCTTTAAATTTTTTAATAAATATATATGTTTGTCCTTGATGTTTAGAAGACCGTATGCTCATAAGTAGTCATTCTTCCCTAATTGTGTTAAATTTTCTCTCCTTAAGTTAAGTGTGCTTAATATATTCATAGTTACAAACTGTAACCATTTACTTTCAAAATCAACATTAAATTCATCTCTATTCAAAAGCCGTCTTACAATAGCTTCCACATAAATATCATCTAACATTCCTTTAAATGGCATATCATCATTCTCACTTGAAACTTCTTTTCCAATATGCCAATACGGCACTTTTATTGTATAAGTATCATCTGGAGTAGGATAAAATCCTATATGATTGTTTTTAGTTACATAAAAGTAATAAGGTGCAGCAGAATCAGTTGGTAAATAAAGAATTTCTTGGTAATTTTTTTTATAAATAGGAACTTTACTATCTCCATCTATATAATAAGCTGTGTCATCTGGAGTTAACATTTCACTTGCTAAATCAGCATATTCTGCCGTGCCAGCAATAGTTGTTATAGTGCCTTCTTCTCTAGATAAATCACTCTGGTATTGAGCAAGAATTTTAGCAAAAGTTTTGGTTGTTCTATTTATCCGCCTTATAATCTCTGCGGTAGAAGGTCTTGAAGTAGAAGTTATTGTTATACCCTGCCCTAATTCATCCCCAATATATTGAATTATAGTAGATACTTGAGACAATTAACTTCTCCTATTTTAAAATTGGGGAATAAGGCAGAAGTTAATGGGTAAAAATCAACACTTTTTATACCTTATTCCCCAACAAAACTTAATCATTATCAGGCAGTTTGAAAAATTCTGCTATTACCCAAAAAGTAGCTTGGTCTAAATCAGTGCTTGGAATAACATCAATTGTATCCGCTGAAGCATATATTTTCCCATTAGCACTGGCATAAGCACCATCACCAATGGTAATCGTTCCAGCAGAGTTCACATTAGCATCGGTATCCCAACCATCATCATCGCTACCATCACCTACTTTAAGGGTAGCAGCCGCACCTTCAGCAGTAACATTTATCACAGTAACACGCCTAACAAGACAATTCTCAGGAATATAAAGCACTGGGCAGGTATCTCCACTGGCAAGATTATGTTCACTGGTATCTACATAACAAAGACAATTACCCTCAACTGCCCCTACTTGTAAATTTGTCCTGCAATGTTTTAAAAAATAACTATCAGTTGCCATTTGCTATTTCCTCCTTTATTTTTATTTTAATTAAGATTCAAAAGTTCCTCCCCAGCCATAATAAGCCACAACTTCCCATTTGCCTGTCTGGGTAGCTTGAACAGTAATACTTTCATAGTCAGCATCCAAAATAGCATATTTACCAGCACTACCACCAGCAATAGTTTCACTTCCATTAGGGTCAATACGAACTTCTTGGCTTGCTATTCTAACAAAAGTATATTTCAATCCAGCTTCAGCAGCAGGCAATGTAAATGTAACTGTGCTGGTAGCACCTTTATTGGTAAAAACAGTAAACGAATCCTCTTTAGTAACAGTGTAATTACTTGTCTTATCCACTATTCTAGCTTTACCAAATATATTAATCCAAGCTGTATTAGTGCTATTTCTCATCTTCACTATATAAGGAGTAGCAGAAGTATCCACCCAGATTAAACCAGCCCATGCAGAAGCAGGCTCATATGGACTGATAATATATTTTTCTATTCCCATAACCTTAACCTCCCCTATTTTTTCTTCCTTTTAGCAGCTAATGTTTTTCTTCCCGCAGCTAATGCTCCCTTAAAGGCAAGAGTGCATCTCTTGCGTTTTAAAGGAGAATCTCCTTTTTTGCTCTGGCAAAACTCTCTAGGCGTCATACCATATTTGGCAGCCTGTTTTGTTAATGCTCCTTTTTTAAAAGCAATAGGCTTCTGCCCTTTTTTAACAGGCTTAATTACCTGTATTCCACTAGGAGCAACTGTCTTCCCAGGTCTTTTTTTAGCTCTTGGCGTTTGTAAAAAAGGGCCTTCTTTAACCTTCTTTTTCTTTTTAGCCCTAGCCATCACAAACCCTCCCCTAAGGCTGCTGCAACATCAGCTACAGTCACCACATGGTCTGCTATATCATAAGCTTCAGGAGAATTGCGATGTCTTTTAAGAAAAATGCTCTTTAACTGCCTAATCTTTTGTTTTGCCTGAGCTTTGGGAAGAACAAAAGCTACATCCTTATTAACAACTACCTCAGTCCTATCTGTCGCTGGATTAAAAAAGAATTTACAAAATATTTCAGCCTTAATAACATCATTAGGAACATGAGCACAATACTTATATCCTTTATAAACTCTATCAAAAACCACATCTACAAACCTGCCTCTTATCTTAACAGGTATAGATGGATAATTTTGATAATCCTCTGAAACGGGACCAACCCATTTAATTACATCAGAAGCTTTTATTCCTAATTTTTCAAGTGGAGGAGCTGGCTCACGCAGTTTTTTTGCCTTAATTATAAGATTACCTTCAGAATAAGGAGAAGCTTCCTTTATTACTTCTTCCTTAATCTTTTCCAATTCTTCCTCGGATAATTTACTTTTTGGCATAAAATCCTCCTTGTTTATTAAGCATAACTATTAGCAGCAGTCCTAATAGCTACAGTAGAAAAGTCCTTGGAATTAAAAACAGTCTTGGCTAATGCTCTGGTTTCACCAACAGCAATACCATATTTATGCCCATAATCCCAAGTCTGCTCTCTCCAATCAAATTGAGGAATAACTCCACCTTTGGTCTTGCCCCTACCTAAAAGAGCTGCTTGAGCACCAAGCAATAAATTGGTAGCTCCATGAACATCACCGCCAGAACCCCAATTATCAGCAGTGGGTATCTTATCAGTAGAATAAACAATAAGATTATTGTAAACAAAAGCAGCCCTCTTAATCAAAGGATTATCACTATTTCTCTGATATACACTCTGCCCTAATGCACGAAAATCACTATCATATAACTGCATATCAGATAAACAATGCTTGTGCAAAATAACTATATACTTCTCCTCACCATCTATTATTAACGGAGGAATACGAGGGTCAGCTACACTTTCCGCATAAGTAGCAGCATGCAATAAAAGCTTAAGATTGCATAAATCACTAGACTCTAAAGTAGAAGTAGAAGTAGCATCCCCACCATATATAACCTTGGTCGGAGAACTGGCTAATGCACTAAATATAGCATCACCCGTTTCCTGCCTCTTCCAAATTCCTAATACTCTCCTCGCTGTCTCCCTCATATTAAAGGCAACCGCCTTCTCTTCCATATTACCATAAAGACGAATACCACCACGATACTCATGAAGCGTTACGTCCTGATAGTAATTGGTAATATTCATCTCGTTGCCTTCTAAGGTATCATCATCAACAATCGGGTCTCCTTCAGGCACCATAGTCAAATAAAACCTCATACTATTACCAGGTTCCCTCGTGAAATCCTCTATTAACTGTATTACATTGTTCTCATCCTTCCCCACATATCCATGCTTGTCCCACCAAATACCAGTCTTATATTCAATAAAGGTAGATGTGGCATACCTCTTTGCATACATTGAACTCCCAGGTTTCCAATCTGCCATCTTTCTTTACCTCCTATATAAATTTATTATACGTTTACACGTAAACCCATTTATCTTTAGGCTGGCGAAACCTACTACAGCCAATAATAGGAAAACTAAGAAATAAAAGAACGGAGTGGCGAACTCCTATACTGCCAGATATATATCCTATAACACATTTGTAACTGTTTGTCAAGAACCATTCTTAATTTAGAATTATTCTAAATCATGGCGTGGAGAGTGAGGTGGGAATATAACCCCCTCATAACGCCCCTCACCCCTGCCTTTTCCTACCCCCCCATCTGCCTAAAAAAACAGCCAAGCAATCAAGCAACAAAGTAAACTAGAACGCATAAGGGCAATGCTCTGGTTGTGAAAAGCAAAGTAAAATAGGGCACATGGGCACAGTTTGACAGGAATTAAAAAGGCAGGCTATTGCTTTGGCCAAATTGGCTTAGGTTTATTTTTGGAACGATGCCATTTAATATGGTCTCCTTGGCATTTAAAAGCCATAAGATTAGAAATATGATTGTTAGTGCAATCACCGTCAATGTGATGGGCTACCCAATTAGGATATAAACTATCAATTTCAGGAAAGTGTGATTGAATTACTTTTCTAGCAATCCTTTGGCCTTGTCTCCACTCAAAATAAGAAGACAATTTTAAATATTTGTGGTAACATGATAAAGAACAGAAATGTTTATGACTTTTCAAATAAATATAGCGTTTCCGTTTAAAAACTTGGCCACAATACTCACATCTAACCTCAACTTCTGCATTATCTTTTTTAGTTGTATTTACTCCATAACTTTTCAATACATTCCATACTTGTTGTCTGCTAATCTTTCCTATCTTTTTGGCAATCTTCCCACAAGACAAATGCTCTTTAACATAAAGTCTTACAATTTCTCTAATTTCTTCCTTTTTTACTTTATATCCTTGCTTCATAATACTATTATAATACCCTAAAACCCTTATTTAATCAATATAATTAGGCAATTTTACTAGACTAAACTGGTTAACCAAGTGAGTTAACGAGGTTAACGCGGGCAAGACATCCTTTCCCACACTTTTTAAGTCAGCCATATCTTATAAAACACGCATCATTTCTACAGAAACAAAGGAAACATATTATTTAGAATGAGTGTTAGTTTAGAATGGTTCTAAATTAGGAATTATTTTAGACTAGGAATGGTTTTAATTTATTTAGGCAAGACAAAATAAAAGGAAGCAGAAGACATAAGCAAGCTAAGCAGGTCAGCAAATAAATATATTGACATATATTGTCATATTTCAATTGTGAGCAAGGGTTGAAGGCTAAGGTATATAAGTTTTAATCAAGCTTACAGGCTAGTTATGTGCAAATTCTTTTCAAAGCCTTGTCTAATGTGGTTTTCAAAGAAATTTAAAATAGGGCTTGACAAACAAAATTTAATTATGCTAAAATAGGGTATCATGAGAAAGGGAGGTGATTAAAAAATGTTAGAAAAAATCAAAGAAGTGGTAAAGGTAACAAAAGGACTAAGGCTTGAAAGATTACACTTTTTAATGTGGTGGTGCTTTGAAGACAGGAAAATATTAATCGTAAGCTTTTTAAAGAAAGAACAATAAGGGAGGTTTGAAAATGAAAAACATCAAAAACATTGAGGATTTAAAAGAGTTTCTAGCAGATTATGAAGAATTGAAAAGGTTGGCTCGCTCTCTACACAATCTATACACACAGCATTGCAATTACGGCCTAACTCCTAGACAAGAAAAAAGAGTAATAAAACTTGAAAAGAAAGTTAAGGAAATAGCCAAGAAATGGGGACTTCATGTTGATATTTGCTCAGACCCTAGAGGAATGCCTCTTTGTTTGCATTCTGACAAAGATAAATTGAAATACTGGCGGTATGACGGGATAGTTATCCCGTTGAAATAAAAAAAGGAGGTGATAAAATGAAAATCAAATATCCTGAAAACTGGGAAGTATTTCATCCTCATCGGGACTGGCTCAAAAAGGGAAACTATCCTGATGTTTGTTCTAATTGCTATGAAAAGAAAGCACGCTATCCCGTAAAAATACGGCGTGCTTTTGAAACGGATTTGCATTTAGTTTTCTGCTCTAGGCATTGTGAAAAGGAATATTTTGAAGGGAGGTGATACTATGACTATCATCTGTGCTTGGTGCAAAAAGGTAATAGGGCAAAAGCAAGGCACGGGCGTAACACATGGAATTTGCCCTCAATGCCTTGCCAAATTGCAGGCTGAAATAACTACTCTCCGTCGGCATCTTATTGGTACTGAGCGGGTGACGGAGAAAATTTTGAAGAAAGGAGAGGAGTAACGATGTATCAAAATGGTAAACATTATATAGGAAAAGGCTATTATCATAATGGAGAGTTTGTAACAAACAACGATGGGGAAAAAACGTATAAATTGGGGTATTATCATGGCTGTCAAATCGCTAAAAGAGCATCTATGAATATTTTAAAGAAAGTTGTAAAGCATAAACCTTACAATGATTATGAAAGAGGCAAGATACAAGCTATTAAAAATGCATTAAATAATACTATATAAAGAAAGGAGGTAAGTAAAAATGACTGAAGAACAAAAACTCAAACAAGTTAAAGAGCAAATAAATGAAATGCTAGAAAACTCTAAACAAACAATGTATGAAATGGCTCAGCAAGCACTAAATAGCGGAGCTTGTTCAAATGACATGCTAGAAGACAACTATTTATTAGCTAAGGCCATAATTGACATTTGGTGTAGAAAAAGACCTTATAAACCGCCTTTATTTTCACCTTTTGCCAAAGAAGTAAATAATTTAGCTAAATTTATTTAAAGGAGGTAAGTAACAATGCAAGAAATAGAAAGAATTACAGGGATAATTGAAAGAATGAAAAGAAGGGAAAGAGCAACCAAAAAGGCTAAAGAAGATATCCAAGCAATATTGGATTGGGTGTCTAAGCAAGTGCCTGATGCTGTAACAGGATATGATACAAAGCAGAAATTCATTGTTAAATATGACTACTGGGATGGACATAATTGGCATAATAATTGTGGTGGGGAGGCTAATTTCGCCTTGAGAAATGGTAAAGCGGTGATTGAAATATCAGATTGAGTTGTGCCTGTATATATTATTGAACTGACATATATCAATATAAAGGATGCCAGCGTCGCACTTGAAGAGTTTCTTGAAAATATCTCAAAAATGAAAACATTTGAAACTGAAGCAGAGAAAATAGCAAAAATAAAAGAAGCGTTGAATATCTAAGAATTTAAGAGAAAGGAGGTAAAGTAAATGACAAAAGAAAAAGAAGAAATAGGATGGGAAGAAGAAACTTTTACTTGTAAAAGATGTGGAAGGATTTTTCCACCTCAAGCAGAATGGGCACACGGACTTTGTGAAGATTGCTATTATAAAGAAAAACAAAAATGGGAGGAAATGGAAAAAGAGTATTGCGGGAAGCATTCAGAAGTTGATTTATAAGAATAATTAAGCACCCACCCTAAAAATTTAGGCTCGGTGTTCCTTTATGGAGCATCGGGCTTTTTTATTTTGAAAGGAGGGCTTGAAATGGGGAAATTAGAAACTTTACAAAGATTGCTAAAAACAAAAGAAATATTAGAAAAATCGCATACTATGATGACTGAGGTAGCTAAACAAAGAGAATTAAATAATATTGAAAGTGCTATTTATTATTTACAGGCAGAAATTAGGGAAGAACAAAGAAGAAAGCAAGTTGATGGTGCAGAGGACGGCTTGACTAAATTGCTTGTGAAAAGGAGAACAAAATGAATTATAAAACATACCAACAACTATTAACAAAATTCTTTGAATATCATGACATTTTATTTGGCCAAAATAAATTCAATCTTACTGGTAAAAGGCCTTCTACTAGAAAAAGAGGACATCTTATAAAGACATTTCTAAAACGAAGAAGAAGAAACAAAATTGCAAAAGAAACAAGGAGGAAGCAAAGATGATTGATTTTTTTGGTTATTTAATAGCGTTTTGGTTAACAGGATGGATTATTTGTAAATGGATAAATGATTAAGAAAGGAGGCTAAAATGATTAAATTTAATTCACCACATTTTTTAAGAGTTTTAGATGTTGCTTTAAATGGCAAACATTCATTATTGATTATTACGAGTGATGTATATTTCATTCAACAAGTAGTATTCGGATTAAAAAAGACCATTCCTGAAGAACAAAGATACCTTTTGGAAGAAATCATTTATGTCAAAAAACCTTGCCCTTGCGGTAACTTCAATTCCACAAATAGAATATGTAAATGCACGCCAGAAGAAATTAAAAAGTATCAAATAAATCTTCCTCAAACGGATATGACTTTTACAGCAATTAACTGCTTTAACTTTGAGTATCTTGAATTTGATAAAAGCAAAATAGATAAAGAAGGGTTAAATCTTCTGGAAACTGCATATAAAACCAAAGGGATGCTTCCTTCTGAATTAGAGACAACTTTAAGAGTTGCTAAAACTATTAGCGAAATAGACAAAGAAGATAATATCAAGACAACCCATATTGCTGAAGCATTGCAGTATGTTTTGGGAAAAGAATTTTATTTATAAAAAAAAGAGAAGGAGGTAATAAAAATGCTAAATAAATACAATCTTCAAATAGCAAATTTACTTGAAAAGGAAAGTGATTACAGTTCAGATGACTTTGATATTTCACAAGTTATTAAAGTGACTAAAGAAAAAACAGTTGTTACTGATAGGTATTTATTAATAGAAGTAACAAGGCCAAATTTACCTTATGAGGAATATCCTGAAACTGGGCTTGAATATAAACAAGAGCGAGATTTCTATCTTAGCAAAAATGAAGTAACAAAAATTCGAAAGTTAATCCCTAAAAGCCCTCTTCCTATTCTTGAAAATGTCATGGTATCTCAAAAAGAAGATAAGACAATCTTGGTAACAACAGATTTAGATAATGTCTTTACAATGTCCATAAAAAACAAAGATATTTCATATCCTGATACAGATAAAGCATATCCTAAAGAAAATCCAATTATAACACTAACTGTAAATGCAAAGCTCTTAAAAGAAATAGCCACTCAAGTTGAAAAATTTAATGATGAGAAAAATAAACCCGTTACTATTTCTATTTATCAAGATGAATATAACAAATTTATTAAGTTTGAAGTCGTTAACACTATAACGGAGCAAAAAATGAAAGGTTTATTAGTTTGCTTAGATGAAAAAGGAGGCTAGCAATGTTTAAAGAAAAAATACTCAAGAAGAAATTGCCCAAGGTGGGGTTTAGCCGTTATGGACATAGGTCGCATGTAAAAGGCACAAGACGGATAATGGCAAATAAATCGTTTAGGAAAGTAATTGAAAGTGCCCTACATAATCAATGCAAAAGACTGGAAAAGGAGCTTGTTAAATGAAATTGCCACCTTACAATATTCATGTAACAAAAAATGAAACTATTTTATATTTTTGTGAAGATAAAATTATAGGCGTGCCTCTCTCTTTTTCGCCATTGAAAGTGGAAATGTATAATAGTTTAGTCTATATCGGAGACTTAGAGAAAGGTGGAGTATGGTGTACTGAATGGCGATATGGTCTTCACCTTGGCAAATTATGTATTGTCTGCCAAGTAGAAACTGAGGTTGAATGTTTAAAAGCAATTCTAGGAGTTGATTAATGAAAGACTTAATTATCTTACTAATTGCTCTCTGGATTGCCTCAGTTGCTATAGGTTACCATATCACTAGAAAAATTACCAGAAACACTTATAAAACTTCTATTTCCCTTAAACCTAACCTTTCTCCTATTGATGCAATAAAAATAGCACAATATTTTGTTAAGCAGAGATGTAAAACGGCTAAGATAAAGCGAATTACTATTTTATATACAGTCAAAACAAATGTTTGGGTAATTTGGAGGGAAGATAAATAATGCTAAATAGTGCCAATATAAATTTATTCTTCCTCGTCTTCCTCTTCATCTTTCTCTCTGAACCTTACTACTTCATCATACTTCTCAAATTCTTGTTTCTTACGGACGGCCTCTATTGCAATGCTAATCAACTCCTTAACTGTGGTGGCTTGAGTTTCAGAAATCAAACCTTTCTCTACTCCTTTGCAAATGAATGCAATGTAATTCAAAATCTGTTCAAAAGAATGAAGCCTTGGCGGATAGAGGGTTACGATTTTATTTTCTTCTGTTTTGGTGTGGTAAACAAGCCGTTTTGGCATGATTTACTATCCCTCCATAAGAAGCATACAGTAGAATACTTAAAAGAAGATTATAACCTAACAGCATACAAGGTGCAAGATAGTTTTTGGGGATTTAATTTAAATTTAAAAAAAGGGAGGAGAAAGATGGATGAATTAAAATTGATTACAATTAATGAGGAAGGCGTATTTTGTCATTATTATCCAGCTCTTTCTAAAGAATTCTTCATTATCCCAGTATCCTACACTGTAATCCCTGTTTTTATTTTTGCTTTAGATGAGGATGGTATTGAAGACTTTATTGGAATTATGGAATCAGGAATTATTTGGTGTAAAAATTTTAGGTATTCAAAATATGGAACGGATGGAATTAGATTGAAAGTTTTTATATAAGAGGGAGGTCGGAATGAATGGAAGAAAGATTGTAGCAAGACGGTCAAATTACCACTTTGAAGGCTTTACTGAAAAAGAGGCTTCTGAAGTGGTAGAGTTATGGGAAACAGGGCATTTAGAAAAAGTGCAACAGAAGTGGGATTTGTTTAACTGGGATAGCTGTCCTATTTGTGGAGCTTTCATTGTGTCAAATAAACGGATTACAGGATGTATTATTTGTAATCATTCATTTGTAGAATAAAAAAAGGAGGCAAATATGAATTACGAAATTAATTACAAAGAAAAAAATGGAAAATACATTCCACTTGACCACAAACGTAGAGTTCATAATTTCCTTTACGCCTTAAATAATCTTTTGCCTATAGAAAAACGGCTTTCTGATACAGAAATTGAAAGGATTAGTTCTTTTCTGCACGAAGTTTCAGAAGAAGAAGGAAGAATAAGAGACTTAGCTTAAAAGGAGTGATTATGCGTTATCCCAGAGTTACAGAAGTAATATCACCTTTCCTAGAATTTCCTGTTTCAAGCAATACGCTAGAGCTAGCTTGTGAAAGAGGCAAGCTAATTCATAAGTATTGTGTAGCTGAACTTGAAAATTTGTTTGTGCCTGAATATGGAGAGTTGGAAGGATATATTCAATCCTTTAGAAACTTGTTACCTGTGAAACTAATCAAGGCTGAATTTGAAGTTAAACATAAGCAGTTTGGCTACATCGGGCATCCAGATATGTTGGTTGAATGGAAAGGTGAAAAATGGCTATGGGATTTAAAAACCTCTGAGGTAGCTAACAAGGCATGGATAATGCAGTTAAGTGCTTATTATTATGCTCTGCCTGAAGAATTGAAACCTAATAAAGTGGCGGCGGTAAGGCTTAAAAAAGACGGGAAACCTGCTATTGTTGACACTATTTTTATTGATGACCTGAATAAGGGCTTTCAGGCATTTTTAAATTTTTTGAATGGATGGAGGTATTTAAATGCAGATTAAAGTTAGGGCTTGGGATAAAAAGAATAGAAAAATGTTATACCCTGATGCTATATGGTTAAAACATCAAGAAATAAGTATAGAAGGTTGTTTTTATAAAAATGTTATTCTTATGCTATTTACTGGATTGACCGATATAAACGGCAAAGAAATTTATGAAGAAGATATTATATCTTCTTTTTATGATAAATGGATAGTTAGCTTTGGGAACGGTTCTTTTTATTTAAAAAATCCCATAACCAGCAGTTATATGGATTTATCAAGCGAGATAATAAATTGGTATGATTTAGAAGTAATAGGAAATGTATGGGAAAATCCAAATTTATTAAAAGGAGATAAATGATGGAGAAAAGTAATGGAGTATTTACGGAATTCAAGGCTAATTTAGCTTTAATAGAGGCACAAAATGCCTTTTTGGTTTGGAAGAAAAGATTTACTCAGTTAGAAAAAGAAGTAAAGATGCTAGAAATAACAAATGAAGAAAATTGCCAAAAGGCTGCTGAGCTATTGGCTACAATAGCAAAATACGAAAAACGAATTAATGAAGAGTGTGAGAAAAGAATAATTGTCCCTAAAACATTTATAAAAAAGGTGAAAGCTAGGGTTAATGAAGTAGTTAAACCTCTTTCTAATTCAAAGAAAATAGTAAAATTGAAGTTAAAAAATTACAAAACTCGTCTTGAAATGGAACGCAGAGAAATGGAAAAGAAAGCTGAAGAAGAAAGGAAAAAATTACAAGAGCAACTGGATAAGGAAGCTAAAGAAAAAGGTATTGAACCAGTCAAGCTACCTGAAATTGCTATGCCTAAAGAAAAATTAAAAGTAAGCACGGACAATGGCACTGTATATGAAAGAAAATATTGGACATTTAAAATAGTGGACTTTGACAAAATACCAAAAGAATATTTAATGGTAGATAACAAAAAAGTTAATGCAGCTATTAGGGCAGGAGTAAGAAATATTGATGGCCTTGAAATATATCAAGAAGTAGAAATAGCAACAAGGAGGATTTGAATGGGGAAAATAAAAACCAAAGAAGGAAAAAGATTTATAGAAAAGTATCGGAATTATGCAATTTATTTGGAAGGCAATGAATATATAGCTGTGCCAAAACCAAAATTTACAAATATCTATGGAAAGACTGTTGATGAAGTTAAACTATGGATAGACTATGTGAAAGAAAGAGAAGCTCTTGAAGATTTAATAAATAAAGGAGAAAAATAATGAAAACATTTTGTTATTTTGTAGTTATATTTTTTATCTTGCTTAATAATATTGGGCTTAAAATAGAAACAAAATTTGAAGAACTAAGTCCACCTTTTTTCTTTCTTGGTATGGTATTATTTTCTATTATCCTTTTTTCTTGTATTGTCGTAGCAATAGATTTAGTTTTTAAAATAATAAATGTAGGAGGATAGGCAATGAAAAAAAATCAACTAGCAGAAATCAAGGCCAAATTAGTTTCTCCTGAAACAAGTGAGAAGTTAAAAGTGCTACCTAAAGGAATGAAGAAAGATGTCCTGATTGCAGCCTTTTGGAACGCTCTTTTCAAAAACCCTCAATTGCAACAATGCACTCCTGAAAGTTTGCTCAGTGCATTATTGAAATGTGCAGAGTGGGGATTACTACCAGGCGGAGATAATGTTTATTTGATACCTAGGCGTAATAATAGAAAACAAGGACATCCAATAGAATGCAATGCCCAAATTGGTTATCAAGGTCTTATTGAGTTGGTAAACAGAGTAACAGATGCTGAAGTGGAAGCCCATGTAGTTTATGAGAATGATGAGTTTAATTATCAATTGGGCACTGATGCTTATTTGCACCATAAAATTGCATTAAAAGACAGAGGGAAAGCTGTTTGTGCTTACGCTCTTTGGAAAAAGGATGATAGAGTGGATTTCGATATAATCAGAATGGAAGAAATTGAAAAAAGAAGAAAAATGTCTCTTTCATGGAGAAAGGCTGAACAAGCTGGAACTAAAGATAGTCCTTGGCATTTATGGCCTGAAGCTATGATGAGAAAGAGTGCAGTTTTGAAAATGCTTAAAATGAAACGCAAAACACCTGAATTAGATATAGCAATTTCTGAGGAAGAAGAGGACATTGTATTGTCTACAATTGAAGAAGAACCTAAAAAGGAAGAAGTAACTTTCCAAGGTAAAGTGATTGATATAAAGGATATGGAGGCTGGAAAAGAAAAAAAGGACGACAAACCCAAACAAATTGAAGACCAAGCTCCTGAACCTGAACGAATAATATTTTTTGATGATGTGATTGCTAAAAAAAAATTAGATAAAGAAAGAGTAGAAGAATACATTGAAACAGTAGCAAAGAGTGTTAATTGCTCGATGGAATATGTAAAAGAAAAAGCTACAAAGAAAATAGATAGGTTTGTAGAAAAATTTAAGGAATGGGAAGCAAAGAATAAGCCTGCTACTTCTCCTCCAAAACCTAAAAAGGCTAAACCAGAAAAGAAAGCTCAACCTCCCGCACAATGGCTTGTGGAATTAGAAGAGCAATTGTCAAATTATGACCGTGAACTAGTGAATGAGGTTTTGAAAGAAAAGGGTTATAATAGTATTTATGATATTTCGGATGAGGCGGAAGCTACAGAAATCTACTTGATGATTGACACCAAAGCAAAAGAATTAGAAGAATTATTTTAAATCACAGCCTGCACGGGCAGACAGGTCCCACCTTTTCTCCTCCCTTTCTCACCTGTTTGCTTGTGTAGGCATTTTTGATATTGACAAGTTAAAAATAATCTGGTAAGAATAAATCAATATGGTGAAAGGCATTTTGAAACCAAGCCCGCACGGACAAGCAAGACACCTTGGCCTTTCACCATGTCAAAAAAGTCTTGTTCTGTCTGTGTGGGTTTTTTATTTTTAGGGAATTAAAATGGAGAAATGGGAAGAGGCATTAAAAGAAGCCTGTTTATTAGTGCCTATTGAAGTAAATCAAACAGAAGTTTTTAATAAAGTAAGAGAATTTTTAAAACTAAGACAATATAAAATCGCTTGTTCAATTTGTGGGAAAACTATAATTGTAAATAATAAATGGGATTTCAAAAATGCAATTTGCCCTGAATGTAAAAGAATACGATACGAAAAACGCAAAGAAAGAGAAGAAAAAGCCGAATTAGAACGCCAGAAAAGAGAAAAAGAAAGACAACAGAGAAAACTAGCAAATTTTGGGACAGGCAAAAATACTCCAGCTTGTGATTTTTATTTATTATTTGATTTAATAACTAAAGAGGATATAGAAATCCTATCTAGTATGAATTATAAAGATTTTCTCCAGACCCTTTATTGGCGAGTTGTATCTAGATATGTCAAATGGAAAAACCCTACTTGCTCATTATGTGGTTCAAACCAAAATTTAAATGTTCACCATAAAACCTATGAAAATAGAGGAAGAGAATATTTAACATGAAAAGAAGATTTAATAGTGCTATGTGATAATTGCCATAAAAAATTCCATAATATATTTCAGGAGGAGTTAAATGAGAAATGAAATAAATGAACAATGTAAAAAACTAATTGGCGTTGAATTTTCTGGTAATACTGTCCCCTTAAGTTGGTATAGATATATAAAAACTCAAAACGGAACAGTGAATCATGTAGCTATAACATTATTGGCGGACATTGTTTTTTGGTATAGGCCAGTTGAAGAAAGAAATCCAGAAACAGGCGAAGTAATTGGTTATAGACAAAAGTTTAAAGCTGATAGATTACAAAAGAATTACCAGTCTTATGTGGATTTATTTGGTTTCACAAAAATACAGGTTAAAAGAGCTTTTGATGATTTGATAAGATTAAAACTTGTTAAAAGAGAATTTAAAACAATAGAAACTAACGAAGGTTTAAAACTTTCAAATGTCATGTTTATAGAACCAATTATTGACAATGTCCTTAAAATTACATACGACCAACGCAAATCTAAAAAAACCCCCTCTTTACCTCAAGATAACCACCTTCCTACTTCAGAATCACCACCTCCTAATTCCGAAGTAAATACCTCTTTACTTCAAAGTAACCACCCCCCTACTTCAAAGTTACCACCTCCTTCTCCTGAAGTTAGGACAAATACAAAGAATACTACAAAGAATACTACAGATATAAAATCTTCTTTAAATAACTCTTTTAAAGAAAATAATAAAAAATATATAAATAATAATCTATATAGCTCTAAAGATTCAAATAAGAAAAGTGAATTCATCAGTGGAAAAGAAAAACAACAACCTTTTCCGCCCTATAAACCACCAGATAATTTACTACTACAAAATATTAAAAAGCAACGAATTCTATTTGAGAAGTTTTGGCTAAACTATCCCAGAAAAGTAAACAAAGTAGGAGCTTTAGCAGAGTGGTTAAAAATAAATCCTGATGAAGCTTTATTTAACCAAATAATGGAAGGCTTAGATAATTACATAAAGTATGAATGGCCTAATATGGAACTAGAATATATTATATATCCCAGCACATTCCTTGCTCAACGGCGGTGGGAGGATAAGCCAGGCGTTCAATATCCCAAACCTGAAAAAGTCTGGACGACTACTGAAGAAGAAAGAGACAAAATGGATTACAAAATAGCTTTTGAAGCTGCTTTAAGATGGCTTCATCACGAGGTTTATAAAGATATTACAAACGAAGCTAGTTACAATGAAGCCTTAAAAAACAACAACTACTGCCCAGAATATATCCAAGATTTAAAGCTTCTCCGAAGGGCTTATTTAAGTTTAAGCAAAGGAGACAATTATGAAAGAAATTAAAAGAGAGATAGCAAAACTAATATCTTCTTCAGGAAATTTACAGAGCACTGCATGGATAGAATTAAAAAAGGAAATGCCCCTGCTTGCTCCTTTGTTTGAAATTCTTATTCGTCCATTAATGGGACGCCAAAATTCAACTGCAACCCCACCTGAAACAATATATTCAATTTATAATGAAAGGAGTAAATAATGAAATGGCCAAAATATAAATACAAACACAAAGCACATACCGATGCACTTTTGTCCTTACAGTTTCACAGGGATGGAAATGGGAGACCAATATTTTCTATTACTAGCAATTTAAATAGTAGAAGACATCTTGATAATAGTTTTACTCAATTAAGCTACCAAAAATTTGGGCGGGATTTGGCACAAGTAGATTTTTTAAGCGAGCAAGATAAATTTACTTTAGAACTCTTTTGCCAATCTTATTTGGAATGTAGAAAACAAATGAAGGATAAGGAGGATAAACAATAACCAATCCAGACAGCAGACTTGAAATTTTTTTGAATAAAGGAGGCAAATATGAAAGAAAATGAAATAAGTTTTAAACAAGCACATACTATTATGCAAAAATACCGAGAAGCTTGGCAAAAATTAAGAGCTGAGTTGTTAAAAGAACGGAATATCAAAAAATATGAAACATTAAGGAAGCAAACAGCAGAAGCACGCCGAAAATATGATGAAATATATGCAATCATGAACAGAATTGCGGAAGGAAAAGAACCTACATATAAAGAACTTGAAACATATCCCGGATTAAATCTTATGAATAATTTATACCCTAATAAGGAGGGATAAAATGCATTGGGCAGAAAAAGAAGTAACTAGTTTGGAATTAAGTAGGAGGCTAAAAGAATTAGGGTTTCCTCAAAAAGAGCCAGGCTGGTTTTGGGTAGTTTATCATGATAAAGATGGGGATAGAGTCCAATTGCTGCTTGAAAGAGAACGGGACAAAAAGTTTTGGCAGATGCTAAGAAATTGCAACCCTAGTTATAGAGAAGTAATTAAAGCTCCTACTAACTCAGAATTGGGTGAATGGTTGCCATTTTATTTGCCAGAACTGGGATTTTTAAGAATAGAAAAAAATGAAGATGGTTTCGATTATTACTATGATAGATTAAATATTACAGAATGGTATGCTATAGAAAAAATTGAAGCTAATGCACGAGCCAAAATGGCAATTTGGTTAAGAGAAAATGGATACATAACCTTCAACCAAGGAGGCTGAATAATGACTAACTCAGACAGCAGGCTTGAAATTTTTAAGGATATTGCCAAAAAAAATGATGTAGTGGTTCATGAGAAAGAAATGATAAGGTTGATTACTATTAGTGATGATTATACAGACCTGCAATTCATTGAGGCAGTGGAAAACCTTTGCAAGCTTAGAGCCAAGAAAAATTGTTTTGCAGCTTTCTGTTTGTTTTTATATGATAAGTTAAAAAAAGGTATATTATCCTCACAACAAGTCATAAATAAAATTAGAATTAAATATCACCACAAACATCCAGAAGAACCTCAGCCAAACCCTTATAATAGATTTAAAGTAAAAAATTGCAAACTACCTAACCCTAATGATATGGAATATAATGCACTATTGCGAGTGATAAGTGCCTATGACAGCAATAAGGTTCATTCAATAACCATGGCAGACAGTGAAATAGCAACGAAATGGTGGAAACAGTTAAGAAAGGTTAATTACTTTATCACAGGCATCAGGACAACACAGGAAGGGAAAAAAATTATACTTAAAAAAATTAGACCCTTGACAAAATAAATTACTTGTTTTATCATTAAGATAATGAAAAGCCAATTTAAAATCGGGTATCTAAACAACATCTCATCCGCTCTCAGACGCACATATTTAACCGCTGAGCTAGTTTCAACCCAAAAGACATATAAAAACATTGTCTAAGCCATTAAACCTCGCTCAGAAACAAAATATGGAGGAGTTTAATAAATGAAAATAACAAAGGACTTGATTGATAGTGTAGGTAATTATAATGCAAAAGAACAATGGATAAAAGCCAATGTAGATATATTTGTTGAAGAAATGCAAGATAAAATATGGGAGATGAGAATTAAAACACAAATAATTCCAACTTCTCTTGGTCTTATTAAAATAGAACTTAAACATAGTCCAAAGTCAACACCATTTAGCTCTGAAGACCTTACAAGAATAATAAGTAATTTTAAAACGAGATATGAGAACATTCAAAAGATAGAAGATTATTTTAAGGTTGCAATAGAAACTTATGAGGAAATATTACTAATTGAAAGCAAATATAAAGGAGCTTTTAAATGAAAACCTTTATAGAAGTTTATAAAGGCTATCATATCTATCTAGAAGACAATAGAGAATTAACAGCAAGTAGTGCAACTTATACAGCTACATACCAAGGTAATGGAGTAGTAAATATTTGTGCAGATACATTACTTGATATTAAAAGAATTATTGACGAGCTTGAAAAGGATGAAACATAGTAAGTTATTATATATATTTATTATTTATTACTATTACCCTCATACATTTTGAGCAAAATTTTAAAAGGTGCTTTTAAGAATGATATATTGGATATTTAGCTAAAGTGGTGAAATTCAAAGTTTGAATAACGAGGTAAAATTGGTTAAGTTTTTAATGGATTATAGAGAAGTTAGCAAATTCAAACTTTTTCACGAAATTAAATTATTGTATTAAGGAGGATAAAATGTCTTCTTTTAATTGGGACTATATGGCATGGGATGAAAATGGGAAGAATACCGTGCCGATTATCAAATGCTTAGATGGCACATTAATAGAATTATATAAAAATCGGATTTATTTGAGAATTGAAGGCAAAACAATTTCTGTTTATAATGGAGAATTAGAAGGTAACTCTTTTTATTTATATATAGAACGCTTTAAATTGTCTTACGATGCTATATTTGTAATTGTTGATGACCCAAACACTAGTAAAAAACTTTTTGGAATAGCAACTTACGGGTGGAGTGATAAGGATAATTGGTTTGGGATACCTAATACTTTAAGAAAAAAATTTATAAAGTGGGTTAAATCTTTGCCAGAAAAGACCATAAATCCAATTGTAACAGAGAATGACATACCAAGTAGTTTTGAAGGGCTTTAAAAAATGGAACACCCTTTTGAAATAGGAGACATTGTTGAAGTTTTGCCCTGCCCATATAGGGAAGACGGCGAAAGTAATTGGAGGTATTTCCTTTTTCAACACAATAGTCAAAATTAAAGTAAAGATAGGTGATAACATTTTTTATTTGCACCCAATGGAATTAAAGAAGATTAAAGGAGGAAATGAAGAATAAACATTATTTCAATTTATTAAGCAAACTTGAAATAAAAGAAAAACTTATTTTAATAAAGGAAAGCTTATGAGTAAGAAAATAGATGATTATTTGGATTTAAGAATTAGAAATGAAAGTTTTGGTGTTAGTATTGAAAGAATATTTGCTCTTAAAATAATAGAAACATTTAATAAATATGAGTATGCACAATTTGAAGAAGAAATAAAGCGTAGGTCAAGAGTGAGAATACTGCGTGAGATTATGAAATTAATCGCTCAAGAAATAGAAGAAAATGGATTTGGAGCATTGGAAGTTGCAGGCGAAACATTGAAAAGTATGATGTTTGATATAGATACAGAAAAGTATTTGATGGTATTGGATGAAAAGCAATTAGAAGATATAAGACATACATATAATTTTAGCTCATTTTGTATAAAACAATTTAATAATGAAAGAAATGCAATTAGAAAGGATAATCCAAGAGAAAGGTATCTTTATGATGATGAATTTAAAGAAGTGGTTGATTTTATGTTAAATCTTATTTTGGATTGTTCACTTACTCCTTTTGAATTAAGACAGGCTCTTACTGTAGCCCTTGATATATATCAAGAAACTTTTGTGATACCACATCCTATCAGAATGCCAGTTGGAAGAATGTTAATTGAACAATTAACAAGACAGGCTTTAAAAGAATATATTAAAATTGATAAGGAGGACAAAACAAAATGAAAATGCAACGAGGAAGAAATACCACGGTAACTGTTTCTTTACCTCTTGATTATTTGGTAAGGATTGATAAAGAATGCGAGAAAAAAGATGTCAATCGGAGCTATATAATAAGGCAGGCATTGAAGCAATATTTTAAAATCAAAGACTAAAGTGGCATCTGGACTTGAGCTGAATGACGCAGAAAGGTTCTGTTTTAAAGTTGGTCTTGGAGTATTTAGACAGTTTCCAAGACTATGACGGTGAATTTGTTTTTACTATAAAAGAGATGATGCAAACTTTAGGACTAAACAGCAGTCAATATTCAACGGCATATAAAATATTGAACAAGGCTGTTGAATTTGGCAAGGTAGAGAAAGTCAATTCAAGAGATTACCGCATCATCAAGCATACCACGCCCACTTCTTTCCAAGATATGTTAAAGCCAGAGCTTAAGATACCCTTACCGTTTGGCATTAGATATAAATGTTTATTGTTTCCTTCAGACATCATTTTGATTTATGCGAGTTATGGACAGGGAAAGAGTTACTTTGCTATTAACATAGCTCTTTTTTATTTACAAAGAGGATTGACCGTCCATTACTATTATTCTGAATGTAAGGAAAATATCGCTTACAGATTTGCTAAACTGGTTGATGTAGAACAAATGATTGAATGGGAAGAACAAGGAAAAGTTAGATTTATTCCCATTACAGACCCTTTCATGAAACCTTTAGCAATAAGTAAAAACAGCATAATCATTTGGGACTGGGCAGATTTAACTGGCAGGTATGATAGAGTAAATAAGTTTATTCGTAAGTTACAGGAAGGACATAGAAGTTTAATCTTTTTATTCTGGCAGGCCAAAGAAGAATATGGGAAGTTAAAACCTTATGGCAGGGAAAGCTCATTGCAGCGGCCTGCCTATGGTTTTGAAATTCTGTATGACGGCGAAGATAAACGGAAAGAATATCCTATCCTGCAATTTACAAAGGTTAGGCAGAGCGAATATTATACAGAGGGTAAAGAAATTTACTTGCAGTTTGAAGAGAATGGTCGTTTAGTTCATTTAGAGGATTGTCATCATAGAGGACAATTAAAAGAAATATTAAGAGAGAAGGAGGATGAATAGAATGCGTTATAAAGTAGGAAATAGAGTAAGGGTTCGTCAGTGGAAAGCAATGTTAAGAGGAAATAAATTGGTATGTGATAACATTAGCTTTCTTGGGAAATCATTCCTATTTCTCAAGACGAACAGGAAATTTTGCGGACAAGTTGTAACTATAAGAGAAGTCAGGGACGACTATTATCATATTGAAGAAGACAATGGGCGGTGCTGTTGGATTGATGAAATGTTTGAAGGTTACGCCTTTAAATTTGGAGAACTTATTGAAGTTAGTCGGTCTGGTATTGAAATTACTCAGCCTGATGGAGAATGGAAAAAAAGAATTTATGTAGCTTATGCTGATGGAAGTAGTCGTCCTTATGTATGCGTGCACTCACTTGATGAGAATAGATTTAGAGAAGGTAAGAGTTTTGACTGTGTATTTTATGAGTATGCCCGCCCCATTCCTAAAAAGCATACAATAATTATTGATGGTATAGAAATTGAAGTATCTGATGAAGATTATAAAGCTTTGAAAGAAAAATTGTGTAGGGAGAAATAAATGAAAGACACTCGCAGAAAAAAAGGACTAGCCTTTCAAGACTGGATTAAAAAATGGCTTGAGGAATTAGGGTGGATTATTCATAACCAGAAACCTGTGGGACGGATGATTGTTACAAAAGATAAGTTTGGTAAAAAGAAACAAATCTATATTAGCCAACGAAACGATGTATTTGGTTGTGTGGATTTAATTGCTAAAAAAGAGAATAAGCCTACTTTATGGATACAAGCTACACTACATACAGGTCTAGGAGAAAAAAAGAAAGCCTTGCAAACAGTGCCTTGGGGCAAAGAGGACATGGTGCAAATATGGGTTAAAAGAGAAGATGGGCATGTGGATATTTTTATGCTGGGATGTGATAGTTTACATTTGATTGGAAAAATAATTAGAAGGAAGTTTTATAAAGGAGAATATGTGGTATGGGAGTTTTAAAGAAAGATTTAAAATATTATTTAAATTTGCCTTATACTATCAGAATATTCAAATACACTGAATACAATGGCGAGAAATATTTTGGTGCAGAAATACCTGAATTACCTGGTTGTGGAGCTGAGGGCAAGACTAGAGAAGAAGCTCTAAAAAGATTGCAAGAAGCAAAGAGGGCATGGATAGAAGTTAGCCTTGAAAGAGGGTTGGAAATTACTGAGCCAAAATACAAAATTGGAGAGGACAAAAAATGAATGCAAGAAAAGTTAAGCAATTAAGACAACGAGTATAAGGAGGAACAAATGAAAAAAGATGCATTAGAAATGAGTAAGGCAATTCGTAGGGCAATCTTTGTTTATGAAGGAGCAAGACTACATGCAAGGATGCTTAATTGCCCAGTAATCCCTAAACCTTGGAATGAACGAGAAGGTGAGTTTAAATCACAATTTATTGAGCTTGTTGATGATTTAATTACAGGGAAACGGGCATTTTCTGACCCCAAAACTGCTCATGACTCTTGGATGAGAAAGTATAAGGAAATGGGATGGAAGTATGGCAAAGTTTATGACCCAGATAGGAAAATACATCCAGACCTTGTTCCCTATGAAAAATTAGACCCAAGAGAAAAGGTGAAGGATGATGTGTTTCTTGCTTTGGTAGATATAGCAGGTAAATATATCTGGTGAGTGATGATTTGCCCACAGCCATCAATACAACTTGATGCACCTATTGATTTAAGCACGGCAAAGGCATGTTTTACGGAGAGACAACTAGATTGGATATTAGAGAAAAGAGTTAG